TTCTCCATGAGACGTGCGGCCATCTCATTCGCGAGGTCCGCCTCGTGCTGGTTGTCGGTGCCCTCCGCTCGCGTGAGCAACTTCGCGATGCGCTCGGCGTACGGCCGCTTGGCATCTTCGGCACTCTCGGTCATAGCTTCCACTTCCTCTCTTGCCTACCTGCACGCTGATCGTGCAACGAAGCCACCCGACTGGCGGGTGGCAACGTAACGAGATCAGATGATGACGTGTCCGCACGGGACGAGTTCGTATGTCGCCGTGGCGTCGAACGAACGTGGGTCGGGATGCGGCGGCGTAAGTCCCTCACGCTTGATGCCGCGCAGCGGACCCTTGCCGTGGAACACGCTGGCCGCACGTGAGTCTTCGTCGATCTTGCCGGTTTGCTTCGTGTAGCAGACGTAGCATCGAAGCAGGCCCATGGCGCGACCCTCGATCTCCGCCTCCTCGGCGTCGAACTCCTCGTCTTCGGTCATGTCGCGTAGCGTTCGCATCAGATCTTCCCTCGATAGCCGAAGCCCTTGCCCAGCTTCACCCAGAAGCGGCCACGGGTGTTGACCGTGGTATTGCCTCGACGGTGGGACACCGAGAGTCCGGACTTGCTGACGTTGATCCACGTGCGCTTGCGCTTGCCCACGGGTACGCGCTTGCGATAGTAGAAACCCATGATCTTCCTCCTTCATTTGCGTGATCACTCTGATCAGTCGCAGCCAGGCGATCAAGCGGGATGCTTGATCGCAAGGCAACGAGATCAGTCGTTGAGTGCGTTGAGTGCGTCACGTTCCTCGTCCGCGATCATCTGGACCACGACGACGTAGGGCAACGACGACGTGATGAGCGCGTCCATCGCCACGGCTTCGTAGTGCGCCTCCACCGCGACCTCGCGTCGGTCGACGTAGATGACGGGAGACGCGAAGAACTTGATCAGCGCGTTGACGACTCTCTTCATGTCAGCACCCCCGCTCGATGAGATCGCGGTAGCGCGCCTGCGCCTCGATGATTCTACGCTCGAGGTGATCGGCGCGCTCGGTCGCGTTGCGTCGCGTGTGATCGGGCAGCGAGCGCGAGAACTCGACGTTGATCGCTTCGTCGCGTTGCCGAACCAGGTACTCGATCAATGCCTCTGGCTTCATGATCTCCACTTCCTTTCCCTCACGACCACCTTGATCGTGCAACGCCATCCACGGTCGACGACCGTGGGTGACGCAACGAGATCAGAGTCGGGTGTTGTTTTTGACTTCTTCATCGAACTTCGCGCGAATCTCCTTCGCGCGATCGGTGAACGGCTCGCCCATCCACTTGATCTGCTCGATCAGCTGAGCGCGCGCCCAGCGGTCGAGATCTTCAAAGATCGAAGACAACACCGCTGAAGAACGTGACAGCGGGTCGGAAACGCGCTGCTTGTAGCTTCCACTCCCAAGCACTTCCTCCGCGTACCACACCGCAAGAGCCTCGAAGCACTCGGCGTCCGTGCGAAGATCGTCAATCTTCAGCACCTTTTGCGCGATGTAGATCAGCTCCATGCCGAGCTTGCGGTACGCCTGCCGCTTGAACATCGACGCGGTGTTTGACCAGTCGAAGATCTCCTGGTAGTCGGCACGCTTGTCGATCTCTTCGTGCAAGTTCTGCACGTAGTCGCGTTGCACGAACTCGTCGAACGTCGATGCTGCTCGCCGTTGCGCGTACCGCAGCGTCTCGTCGTTGCGCTCGGCCTCGGTGGGTTCGTCGCGGTAGAACGTGACGGGGTCGGTGCGGCGGCGACGCAACACCTCGCCCGACGCGCGCGTGATCGTCAACCACACGGGCTTGCGAACGACCTCGGTGATTGGGTCGTTGCCGAATGTCGATAGGAAGTCGCCTTCGCGCACCTGCGCGAACGTCCCGTGATGCTGTACACTTTGAGGCATGATCTTTCCCTTCGGTCGTAGTGACTGCCCGTGATCGGGCAACGAAGCCAACGGGCGTGACGCCCGTTGGCAACGCAACGCGATCAGCTGAAGTACTCGTTCATGTCGCCGTCGTTGACGAAGTACCGGCGCAGCAGCACCAGCACATCACCCGGTGTGCCGTGGAACTCGACGACGGGCCAACCGCCGCCAGGTCCGTGCTCGACGAGAACGCGCGACGTCACTGCGGTGTCAGCGGTGAGCGCGCTGATCGCCTTGTCGAGTGAGCCGCCGACCTCGCCGAACGCCACGTCGAGCTCGACGGTGACCGTTGCGCCGTCGATGATCTTGTCATCGATCAGCTTCTGCACACGATCAAGCTCTTGTGCGTAACCACCCATGATCATACCTTTCTCTCTTGCCCGTCGGATCTGATCAGGCAACGCGACCATCACGATCTCTCGTGATGATCACGCAACGCGATCAGCTTTCGTCGTCGGGCAGGACGATGTAGGCGTTGGTGGCGCTGATGATCAGCGTCACGGCACCCTCGCCGCGACCGAGGTCGTCGGTGCGAACATCGACGTCGGGTTCGTACGCAAACGACATCATCCCATCGACCTCGGTGAAGATCTCAACTTCCTCGGGTGTGACGTTCTTCTCGTTCGCGATGTCGATCAGCTCTTGCAGCGTCATGATCTTTTCCCTCTAGTGCGTGACTAACGCTAACGCGTCAACGACGGGTCGAGGGTTCGACAGGCGGGTGATCCACCACGTCGTGTTGCCGTCGAAGGCACCCTCGATGTTGTCGATGAACGCGCGTGCGGCGGTGACGTCGGCGAACGGGCCGAACGACTCGCTGTCTTGCGTGCCGTCGCCGTAGTCGGTGGTCATGATCACGATGTGCTTGTCGTGGTGCATGACGATCAGCCCTTCATGATCGGGTGGAGTGCGGCGATCAGCGTGTGCATCTCGAAGCCCGCATCCCACTTGATGCGCACGGCGTCACGGAAGATCGTGTGCGCCACGACGATGCCGTCGTCGTCACGGTTGGTAACGCGCGTGCCCACGGGCAGCTGCTCCAGCGTCATGATCTCTTCCTTCTCATTTCCTAACTTGATCGACTGATCAAGCAACGAAGCGATGATCATGTGATCATCGCAACGCAACGCGATCAGTGCGTGGTGGCGTGCGACGCGTCGGCGGCGACGCACGCGCACTCTTTGCGTGTGCAGCCGTGAAGATCGCGCTTGCGCCGCGGGTTCAGCAGTTGCCACTCTTTGCTTTCACGGTGTTCGTAGAACGGGTGTAGGCAGCGTCGGCACTGCCAGGGGGAAGGTGTCATGGGTTGTTCCCTTCGTCGTCGTCGTGCACTTGATCGTCTGATCAAGCAACGAAGAGCAAGATCAGAATCTTGCTCAACGCAACGCGATCAGCGGTTGAACTTGCTCGTGGGCTTCAGGTACCAGCGACCACCGCCGCCGTAGATTACGGACGTGGGATGCTGGGCGGCGAACGCGGCGCTGACGCGCTTGCCGAGGCATGCTGTGCTCTTCATCAGTAGCTCTCCTCGTCGGTGACCATCTTGATTCCCGTGATCAGGTGATCAACGGGTTCGGCGCGCGTGACGTCGTCGCGACTGCGAAGATCGCCGACGGCGTGCAGGCCAGAGTGCACGTACACCTTGCCTGACTTGTTCTTGGGTTGCACCTTGCCACCACACGTGGCGCAAACGGCGTGCACTAGCATTGCCATGATCGTTTCCCTTCTCGGTTGTGTGCTTTGTTGTGTCAAGTGCCAGCGAGGGGAATCGAACCCCCCTTACCCCTTCGGGCGCTACCAAGTTTCATTCACAGCTGGCCTAGGTGATCGTGCAACGAAGCGTAAGATCGATGTCTTACGCAACGCAACGCGATCAGCAGTCGTTGACGCAGTGACCAAGCTCGTCAGTCTGCGCGCCACAACGCGCGCAATGCGCGGCATGACGTGGGTCGTACGGTCGCGCGTTCGCGGGGTCGTAGTCGGCTGGGTTCACGACGAAGAGCTTGTGAATCGACACGTGCAGCACGGCGAGATCTTCGTCGCCGATGAAGTAGTCAACGAGGAAGCCCATGACGCAATCTTCGCGACCAGTCAAGCCGAAACGCACCGAAGAGCTGTCGGCTTCCAGCACGTCCAGCTTCACGCCGTAAAACGACTCGGCACCCACCTGTATGACGTCGATCTCTTCGTTGAGGTCGTCGTACCCGACCTCCAACGTCGTGCCGATGATCGAGTGCTTGCCCATGATCTCTTCCCCTTCGTCGGTGTGCTGCTTGATCGTCTGATCATGCAACGAACGACGGCGACGTTGGGTCGCCGTCGAACGCAACGCGATCAGCTCTTCTTGTTGCCCTTGCTCGTGTTCGTCTTAGCTGCCTTCGCCGCGCGCTCCGCGCGCTTCGCGGCCAGCTCTTGCTTGCGCGCCTCGGCCTTGGCCGCTGGCACCAGCACGAACGTCAACTCCTTGTCGGACGTGGTCAGGTTGCGCCGCTTGCCGTACACGTAGCCGTTCGCGGCCGCCCAGCTCTTCGCTTGCTTGACGAACAACGTGATCTCTTTCGCGTCGGTGAACGTCAGGCGCGCGACCTGCAGTGGGTTCGCGTCCAGCTTCGACGCGATCTCTTTGAGCTCGAGTGCGACGTCTTCCGGGACGACGAACGCGGGCGTGCGGTCGACTAGCTCGATCTTGTGGGACATGATCTTCTCCCTCGTAGGGGTGTGTAGCACGATCGGCTGATCATGCAACGAAGCGACGACGTGTGAACGTCGTCGCAACGCAACGCGATCAGTCACCAGCGCGTCCAGCGCGAGGGAACGTGGTTGACGTAGCCGTGCTCGCGAAGATCGCGGACGGCTTCGTCGTCGGTACGGCGACGACGCGCGGGAACGCGAACGGTCGCCAATGAGTCGAGCAGCTCGTCGAGCTCGGCGTCAACGTTGGATGCCGATGTGTTGGTGGGTTGCCAGGTGGTCATGATTTCCTCTCTTGCATGATCGACTTGATCGTGCAACGAAGCGATCAGCGCGAACGCTGATCGCAACGCAACGAGATCAGTCGTCGGCGACGGCTACGGCGATGATCGCGTAGCAGTCGTCGGGCGTCATCGCTTGATCGTCGAACTCTTCGTGGAATCGTTCGCACGTCGCGTAGCTGGTGTTCGCGCAGGTGATCAAAACGTTGGGCCCCATTTCTTCGGCCCAGGTGATCAACGCATCGCGATATTGCTCTTGGATCAACGCACCCAGGTCGTCGGGCGTGTCGTCGCGCGCGATGCCGAAGATCATTGGATCCCAAGGGATCGAAACGGAGGTGACGTAGTGGATCATGTTCTCTCCTTGGCTACGGCAGGTAGCAGAGGGCGACGAGCAGGGTGTTGGTGATGGTGTAGAGGTGGAACCAGTAGTGACGCATTTTGTTGATCTCCCTTTCCTCGATCTTGCTTGTGGATCAAGCAAGCAACGCGGTCGGCGCGTCGTTAGACGCGCCGCCACGCAACTTGTTGGATCTTATGAAGTTGTTCTAGTTGATCGCCCTAGCTGATCGCCAGGGCGTTTGATCGTTTGGAGCCGCACGGTGAAGTTTCAGGCTCTTCGGGCTGTCGATCAACCCACCCGCGTTCAAGGTCGCGGGCTGACCCGTTATTTGATCAAGACGTGCGTCGAAGGGCCGGTGCCGAAGATCGTGTCGTCGTTCGTCGTATCGTGATCGCGGGAACGACTACGACGAGTGACTGGATCTTGGGTCAAGCAGCCGCGCAAGATCTACGTGGTTTCTTGATCGTATTCATTCAGCGACCAGGCTGGTTCTCGGAGAGATCAAATGCGTTCATGATCACCGGTTGGGTGGACGTCAAGGATCAAAGATCCAGTTCTCGATTGCTACCATCTTGATCCATTTCCACTTGGATCAAGAAATCGTTGGACGTTCCAGCACTTGATCGAATTCATCAAGATCGGACGGGTGGCGATTCGCGCGTTGATCGAGTACGTACGGTTTCGGAGTCCCGGTCGCTGTTTTGTTTTGAATGAACTACGTTCATCCTAGCAATGATGACATCACTTGTAAATAGGCGTAGCGTACCCTCGCCAGCCATCTACGCGGCGACGCAGGGCGAAAAACGAGGGACCTAGACAACTGATCGTTTTGCCCCCAACCAAGATCAAAAGGAGAATCAGGGCGGCGACCAGTCCACGTCTAACGTGGTTTGATCTTCTTCCGACTACGTTCTATCACGCTAGCGCAGGTGACCCGTCGTCGCCGCGTACGGGGCGGCCAATCGCCAGCTACGGCCCAACGTTTTAGGGGGACGAAACGGCCCGCCGTCCTACGATGGGTCTAGGGCGATTGGGCCGTGTGGTTTGATCAAGAAATTGCCGGCCACCGCAGAGTGGGATTCAGGACGATAACGAAACGATAACACCCTCGTTGATCTTCTTTCTGCGGGGTGCAGCGGGTCGCGCGACCAACGACGCGCGACGGAGATCAACGCCGCCCTACGCCGCCTTTGGCCACGCGCAACGTAGCCCGCCAAAACGCGCGGGTCGCGTGCGATTTGCCCGCGACGACCCCGACGTGGGCGTAGGGCGGACCAGCTAGCGCGCGTGCTAGTACGTCCACGGCGTCAGCCGTTCGTGAACTACGGGTGACCCGAAATCCGCTTGAAGATCGACGAGAGCGATCGCGGCTGACCGCCCCGTCGTGCAGGCTGGCGGGCGCGACCAGCTTGCGTGCTGGAACGTATTCGGAGTCCAGAGATCTTGTCTCTCGGGTGACCTGGCTAACCCGACAAATGCGACAGTCGGTTTATTGATCTTCGTACGGCGTGTCGCCGCATCATTTTCATTTCCGTATAAACGATCTTCTCGTCGTGCGCCTCGTTGCACGTCACGGTCAACGCTGGTAAGATTGGTCGCGTCCAGGAAAGCAAGGAAAGGAAACGATCATGAACGCAACACTCACCGTACCCGACGCCGATCATCACGTGATCAATTGGATCAGCGCGTGGGCAGACACGCGCAACGTCGAGTGGAACGACGCGGCGCACACCCTCACCGCGATGATCAGGTGGATGCTCTCCGAGCCCGGCGACGAGCTGGACTACGACGACTCGGAAATGACACCCACCGTCGACACCCTCGACGAAATGGTCGCCGAGACGATCAACGTGTGGACAGACGCGCACGGGCTGTCACACGACGACGCCCTCACGCGATTGATCGCCGGGCACGATCAAATCATGGCCTGGGTGGCTGATAGCTAGTAACACACGTCGGCGCGCGACCGCACTTGGGTCGCGCGCCGATCTTTGTGCGCTTACCGGCGAACGAACCGCTCACGCACATACCCACCGAACTCGACGGCGAGTGCCAGGAAGATCAGTCCTAGGATAACCCAGAACGTACTTCCGCCTGTGTCGGGCTTGCCCACCAGCAGAGCGATGAGGAAGAAGACCGCCGCGATCACTCCCATGAATGTCACCTCCCTTCAGCTTGAAGGTGTAGGCGCGGGAAGGTTGAGTGGCGTGAAGAACGTGACGTCGCCCTGGTCGGCCAACGACTTCTCGAAGTCTGTGAAGCTGATCCAAAAGACTCCGCCGTTCTGATACCCCCACGGGCCCCACGACTGGCGAACCCACAGGTGTTCGTTCAACACGTCCACTTTGTAGCCGCACATCTCGTGCCCGCCGCGGGTGTTCCCCGCGTACGTGACTTGACCAGTCGACGCGTCCACGTCGTCCATACCCGTCTTCCACAACGTGCCCCAGCTAAAGGGTCGTAGCTGTAGACCCTTCAGCGCGTCCTCGGCGGCGAACGTGTGCTCGTACCCACTAATCAAGTTGCGTGCCTGCGCGACCTTCGCCGACGTAAGGCCGTCGCTGCCGTTGTCATTGGGTGGGTAGGGACCGTCGCCGTTGAGCGTCTCCTCGTTGCTGTAGAACTGCAGGGAGAACTCTTCGGTGTCGAGCTGTGACTGGACGTCGCCGGCAAGAGTGGTGAAGAAGGGATCGCTGCCCAACGCCTCGGTGGCCGCCTCCGCCGTACACTGGCCGACTTGACCCTGGTCGCGCAGGGCGATGTGCATGGGCCACTCGACGTCCACGAGCGCCAAGTTCGACACGTCGAGTTTGTAGTTCAGCGAACGCGGGTCGTGGTTGATGTGTCGCTTGAGTCGTGGATCACTGGACCACAACTTCAGCTTAAGATCGTTGGCCATCCACTGCTCCTCGAACGTCGAAGACCCCGACTACCAACGACTCTAGTTCGTCGGCAGCCGGGGTCTACCGACTGACTTGATTCGTGCCGGACCACTTAGTCCGACGCGCTCACGGCCTCCCAGGTGTTCGACTTGGCATCGCCCTTAGCGCCCTGCGTCCGCTTGACGTAGCCGTCACGCTTGAGCCGGAACAGCGACAGGTACGCCGCCTTGGGTTCGATGCCGAGCTTCTCGGCGATCTCGACGCGCGACAGCGCGCCCTTGGTGAGCAGCTGGTACACCTGCTCGTCGCGGTCGATGGTGTCTTGCGGTCGCGGTCGCCCGCGCCTGCCCGACTCCTCGGCCGCCGCACCCTCGGCTGGTGCCTCCGTCATACAACCTCACGTCCTCTCAATTGGATGGTCAACGATGACATTACCAGATGCGGCGGCCAAGTGATGATGCAGTGTGATGTCAGCAGGCAGGGTTCGCGTTGTTGTTGAACGAGATGGACGAGACCTGATTGTCCAGACTGGTAAACGTCTGGAAGTAGATCAAGCACGGCTCGCTCGTCGTTAGGAGATGTGCGTTCGGGTTGCCGTTCGGCTCAGGAAGAGTGTTCCCTGCGTAGTTCGGGTTTCCGAGCGATGACCCATCGTAGAACTTCCAGTTGGTGCACGCGGTCTGCTCGGTGCGGAACTCGGAGAGCCGGTCGTTCCACCCGTCGGGCATGAGATCAATGCGGTAGTCGATGTTTCCGCAGCCAGCGTTGTTGCGACCGTCGAGGAACGCGACACGATCACCACCCTCTGAGCAGCATGTGTCGTATCCGGTGCCGAACCAGTGTCCACCTTGATTCACGAATCGAGTGATGAAATCGTGGAAATCTGCATACGATCCGAAACATTGAACACCAGGCTTGTGTCGGTAGTTGCCTGGGTTCGCGTCTTCGTCGAGAAACGCAACCGTGTACGTCTGACACACCTCGGTCCTAGCCGCCTTGGGCTTCGCGTTCGCAGACGTCGTTCCCGATCCGATCAGCGCCACGAAGCACGCCACCGTGATGGCGACGACACTTAAGAGCGCTCTGAATCTACGAGACATTTGCTGTCCCTTTCATTTTGACCGTCGAACGGGTCCCTTACCCGTCGAACAAGACCAATTTTAGCCGCCTAAGAGTGGCTAGCCACCGATCACCAGTGGGTCTAGATCAACGTCGGGTTCGGGTACGGAAGCCTTCCATACGCGTGGCGTCGCCTCGATGAAGTACTCGCGGTCTCCGATGCGCATGCCTTGGTTCGATCCCGGCTCGCCGTCGATGGACCGCCGGGTCCAGTCGCCGATCCACTTACCACACTGCACCGTGATGCCCTTGCCCCACGTGGGTGCCGTGCCGTTACCGGCGATGGGCTTGATCTTCCAGTCGTCCGGGAAGCCCATGATACGTGCGGTCTCACGGTGTGTGATCGTTCGATCAAGCCACGGGTGAAGCACCGACTGCAACGCCGCGCCCGTGATCACTCGTGCTGGGCGATCTTCACGCCACCGTACCATCGTGGTGAAGCCCATGAAGAAGTCACGCGCGACCAGTCGATCTTTCTGGTAGAGCCAGCTGTTCGGCAGGGTGCCGTGCTCTTTGTAGTACGCCTCGAGAACCTTACCCACCGCCTTGCCCTGCGGCCAGCCGCCGTTCGCCTCGAGAAGATCGAGTGCGCGCGTCACGACGGGTGATCGAGACACCATGTGTCCGTCTACGATGCCCGTGTCCGACCGTGATGGCTTGCTCCACCACGTCGGCGGACGTCTGTACGGCTGTGGCTCCCACGTCAGGTCGAGTCCTTCGAGATCTTCAATGACGTCACGAAGAACAGGTGTGCGCACGTTTGGGTACTCGACGCCGAAGGGTACGCGCGCCATGACGCTGAAGTAGCGCGGACGATGCGCCGCACCACCGAGCTCGAGTGCGTTCTGATACACGTGAATCAGGTTGTACTTAAGACCCGTCTGCAGCTCGACGTTCGCGCGCAGCTGCTGCATCAGTGGGCGACCAGTCGTGTACGCCATGCGCACACTCTCCATGATCGAGATCTGCGGCTTCACCCGTGCGACGTAGTTGCTGAAGTGCCACATGCACGCGTTGATCTTTGCGTCGATTCCGCGGTGCGCCTGCGCCGTCATCACCGAGAAGCCCGAGCACGGCGGGTTGCCGAACACGGCGTCAGCCTGCACGGGTGTCCACGTCTCGCCGGGACCCACTTCGAGTTCCCACTCGTCGCCAAGAAGATCGCGGTTGGCTAGGCAGTTGGACGCGCCGAAGCCGCCGGGTAGCTCTCTCTTGCCGGCGAGCTCAAACCCTGCCTGCACCATGCCCAGGGTGAAGCCACCCGCGAAGCCCATGACATCACACGCTCGATACATGATCAGTGCGCGTAGCTATCGTCGTCGATCTTACGATGGTACTTGAGTACACCCTCGACGTCAGGCGGCTGCCAGCCCTCGGGCTTCACGACGTCCAGCATGTGCTTACGCGTTGAACGTGCGTCTTCCGCGCCGTCGGCGCGCTCCTTCTGCATGTTCGCATACTGCACCTCGTTCCACAACGCCGCCCACGGGTAGTTGAGCAGGTGTGCCGTTCCCATCGCGACGTACACGAGGTCGATCAGCGCGTCGGCCATCTTCGCGTGATCTTGCTCCGCCCACCCATCCTTGAACTCGGTGAGCTCTTCGTCCATGAAGTCGACGCGGAACTGAAGCATGTCGTCCACGTCGGCGTCGTCGAGGTCAGGCAGCATCGCCACTCGACTAACCGATGACGTGCGTAGTCCCATCTTACGATGAAAGTCGCCCACGTCGTTGAAGTCGCTCATTTCAAAATCCAATCTGTCTTAGCTTGATCGTATATCAAGTGTCGCATCCGCATCCTTGATGAGATGACGTTCGTAACGCAGCCACTCACAGAGTGAGTGCTCGACGTTCTTGGGGTCGAGCGCACGCCCATCCCACGGCTGCCAGTACGACGGCAGCCAATGAACTTGCTGATCCACTAGCCACAGCAGCACCTCCTTGAACCACGGGTGTGCGTAAGATCGCACCCGGCCACCTACCGCACGCTTACGTCCGATGTTCGTGCCCGCACGCCCGTCGTGCCAGTAGTCGGCGAACCGTCGCTGCCCGTAGAGGCAGCTGATCGAGTAGCTCGCGCCGTCACCTACGACGACGAATGATGGGTCGTAGTCGATGTCGCCGAACTGCACAAGATCGCAGTGTATCTGCCAACCCGTGAACACGCCCACTCCCGTGACGCCGTGCAACGTCTTGAACGCCGCCGACGCGTCGCGAGGTAGAAATGTGGGTATCGTTCGCAACGCCTTCTCGTACCACTCACGACGTGGGGTGAGGTGTCGATTGGTCTTGACGGTCAGCCCGCGTTGGTAACGATCTTCAAGGTACGCCAGCCACTCGTCGGTGTATGAGCATCCGAACCCACCCGGGTACTCTTCGAAGGTGGAGCGGCGGTTGACCAATCGATACGCGACCGCGAACCACATACGGTCACGCAGTTCATCAAGCTGTGAGAGTTGCTCTTGGGCATAGATCGTGCCGGGATCAAGTTCACGGTAGACGTTGGTGAAGTGGTTTGATGACATCACGGGATCGGGCGACCACGGAGTGATCCCAAGCTGCCGGCGATGCCACGTCGCTTGCCGCTCGGCGACGTACCAGCCAAGGCGTGCAAGCAGCGTGGTGTTGAGTTCGTTGGTCACGACCCTTCGGCCGCAGCCTTTACCTGGTCGTACACCCAGTGGTACGTCTTCTCTAGCCCGTACTCGAGGGTGAGCTTGGGCTCCCACCCAAGTCGTTCGGCGATCAAGGTGTTGTCGCTGTTACGCCCGCGCACGCCTTGCGGCGCGGTAAGATCGTAACGTCGTCGCAGGTGCACGCCCGCGATCTGCTCGACGATGGACACCAGCTCGTTGATCGTCACCCAGTCTTCGGTGCCGAGGTTGACTGGCTCATACGCGTCAGGTCGGGTGTCACGGGTAATCAGCTTCGTGCCCTCGACGCAGTCATCGACGTACATGAAGCTACGCGTCTGCTCGCCGTCTCCCCAGATGTCGATCGTGTGTTCACCCGTGAGCTTTGCGATTGCGACCTTGCGGCAGATGGCGGCGGGTGCCTTCTCACGACCGTCGTTCCATGATCCGTGCGGGCCGTACACGTTGTGATAACGCGCGACGCGTGTTTGCACGTCGCGCTCTTCGTGGTACCACTTCATGAGCTGCTCGCCGTAGAGCTTCTCGAATCCGTAGCCGGGTTCGGGATCGTAGGGCCACACCATGTGCTCTGCCAGCGACACGTTCCCGCCCTTCTCCTGCATGTGTACGGGGTACACGCACGCCGACGAGGAGAAGAAGACCAGCGTGTCGGGATGCACGCAGTCCAGCAAGTTGATCGTGTCGACGACGTTGCGGCTGCACGACACGAGGTTGTGCGTGATGTAGCCAATGCCGCCCATGTCGGCGGCTAGGTGATACACCTCGTCGATGCCCGATAGGTTTGCCGGTACGAGCTCACGCACGCTCGTGTCGGTGAAGCTACGCACGTCGTGTGGCGTCTGATACCACCTTTCACGCGGCTTACGATCAACTGCCATGACGTCCATGCCCTCGTGAAGTAAACTCTGCACGAGGTGACCACCAATGAAGCCACCGGCTCCGGTAACGAGCGCCTTCCTAGTCAACTGGTCTCTCCAATTCCAAACGGGATGTAGCGTACGGGACACATTCCTAGGTAGGGATGCGTGCGCCAGAGGTCGATCACCGTCGCCCCCTCGCGTATCTTATCGCACAGGTTCACGTTGCGCAGTGGCATCGCGATGACCACGACGTCTGCCTCCCGGCTGTCCACCGGCTTCAGCTCGTAGCCGTCTTCAAGCACCGCCGACACCTTGTCGCTGAACGGCTCGATGCGGTAGTTCGAACCTTCCTTGTACTCGCGCCCAAGAATGCTGAAGGTCGTCGGCGGCTCTTGGTGGGCGTTGACCACTCGGCTCGCAATCATGTACGCGTGCCTGTCGTTGAGCTCATGGACCGTCTTACCCATCATGCCACCCGCCGCGTCGAACGCGTGCGTGTCACGCGGGAAGCACGGGCCGCCAAAGCCCGCACCCGCGGTGATCAACTTCGAGCCGACGTGTCCGCGCAGCGCCAACCCGTAGCTGATCTCGTTGACGTTCGCGCCATGTGCGTCGGCCATGTGCCCAAGCATGTTCGCAAACGTAATCTTCATGGTGGAGAACGCGTTGCTTGCGATCTTCGTGATCTCTGCCGAGCTGTAACGCATGTAAGCCTGCGGCGTCGAACGCGCGACGCTCTTCATGACGCGTCCCACGACGCGCGCCGCACGCTGCTCTTCGGGCAACGCGCCCTGGCCGATGATCTGCATCTCTGCCTCGCGAAGATCGTGAACAACGCTGCCAAGTGCGATCATGGTAGGCGTGTACACGAAGGGCATGCCGCGGTCACGTGACATCTTCGACAGCCACAACGACGAGCCGGGTGATAGGGTACTTACGCACGCGATGATGGGCCCGTCCAACGACGACCGGTTGTACGCCATCATGTCGATCGCCGTCTCAACGTGCTCGTCGGAGAACGCGCCGCTAGGCAGCGAGGGCGTCGGCACGATCACGAACACCACCTCGGCGATCTCCGACATAAGTCCCGGCGGCGCGAGTTGCAGACGCAACGACTCCAGCATACCCTGCACGTCGGGTTCGTCGATGTGACTCTGCCTACGTCGCACGGCGTCACGCGGCAGTTCATCCACATCCCACACCAGCGTCTTGTGTCCTGCCTCCGCGAACGTCAGCGCAAGTGGTAACCCGAGCTTACCGAGTCCCAGCACTCCAACCGTCGTCACTTAGCCTCCAACTTAAGCCACTCTTGCGCCCACTTGAGCATGAACTGATGAGTGCGCTCGGGTAAGATCTCCTCAAGCGCGTTGGCAATCTGCGCGTAAGACTTCGGCAGGCTCTCTGGCAGTTGAAGCTTGTTCATACGCGCCACGAGCGGCACGGTGTTGTCCATGCCGAAGATCTCTTCACTGAGATCTTTGTCGAAGTTGTGCGCGTTGCGCAGCTGCCACACAAAGGGCGCGCCCGCGAAGAAGCTTACGCCGTGTGCCATCATGATCCGCTTCGCGATGAATGACGCGAAGATGTCGTCGTAGCGACCTACGTGCGGCAGGCACGCGATCAACGGCGCCCACCTGCCAGCCCACACGGTTGCCTGCGAGTTGAACGCCGCGTACTGATCGGCGCCGACGACGACGTTGTGTACGACGCCCGACACCTGCGGGTTCTTAGTGATACGCGTCACCGCGCAGCAGTCGGGATCGCCGAGCACCTGCGCCTGCGACGCGACTACCTTCGGTAAGTGACCAGTCGACACGGTGTAGTTTGCTTGGATCATTCCCCACGGCGTGCCGCGTTGTCTGATCTCTGGTACGCACATGCACCCGATGTCGGTCCAGTCCTTGTCGCCGATCAACAGCCGCACGTCGTTGGGCAGTGAGCCGTTGAGGTGCGCCACGTGCCGTTCGATGAAGTCGTCGTCCACGGGTTGATTGTCGTCGTCTACCGTCGCCACGTAGTCGAAGCCCTCGCGGTACGCGTGCATCACCGCCGCGTTGCGACGCTGAATGCACTTCCACCCGATGCTATCGCTGAACGACCACGACGTCTGATGCTCCGGCGTGAGGTATGTGCCGCCAAGATCTTTAATGAAGTACTGCAGCGACGACGGCGCGTTCTGATCGCCCGCGACGACCAGGTGCCCTTGCTTCGCCCACAGCTCGTACGCGGCGGGATGCGCATGAATGCTTGTGCTGACGATTGCGACGCTCATGATCTGTTCCTCGGCTCGGCGACGATCAGTAGATGCCATCCTACCAAACGCTTGATCTGATCTCGCACCCACGCGGGTAGGTGCCGCCAGGGAAACGCGAGCACGAACTCACCACGACGGTACGCGTCTACGTCGTACATGAAGATGTGATCGACGTGAATGCTTTTCACCTGCCACCCAGTCTTACGTAGCAGCGTGCGTGCGCGTCTCTTCGTGAATGCGTAGGTGACCGGCGAGTCGGCCCGCGCCTCCGACCCTTTGGCGATCTTACGGTCGGTGAGTCCTAAGCGTAGACCCTTCGTGGACCAGCGATTGTAAAGCATGATGCGAAGTTCCGTCTTGGGACCAGCCATCTGACGCAGGTGACGCAACGCGGTGTCTGGGTTGGGCGTATGATGCAGCACGCCGAAAGAGTAGATCAGGTCAGCCTTGCGTCGTCGCAGCTCGTGATGCAGCTCCTGCTCGGCGTTCCAGTGGATCCACTTCACTTGCCCCTGCAAGTGCTCAGAGTACGCGCGGGTGGTTGCAATTCGCAACGACTCAATGGACAAGTCGCAGGCGAACACGCGTGCGCCCGCACGTGCAAAGTCCAACGCCTCGGTGCCGATGCCGCACCCGATCTCGACGACGCACTTGCCCTTCCAGCGTTCGAGCTGCATGAACTCGACGCGATGTGGCTCGGCGCGCCGGACCTTATCGCGCACGTCACGCGTAAACTTGACGGATCCCGGCGACGCGTCGCTGTGCTTGACGTTACACGGCTGCTGATCCCACCAGCGTGCCACCTCACGCGTGGGTACGCTGGCGAAGGTCCACTTCACGGACTTATCCAGTGAATGACCGTCGAGCCGTTGTGCCCATGAACCGCCTTCACCGAGTCGATACCACGGTCGTGAAACACGACGCTGGTAGGCCAGTCAGAGAGCCACGTCAGCACGACGACGCCCGACGAGAACTCAACCCCCTCGGCGACGACGCCTGTGCCCGACACGCCGGTCACATCTTCCTTACGTACCAGCTGAAACATTCTCATGATAGACGCCAACCCTTACCCTTGATCTTTCCACATCGCTCGCACCACCAAAGATCAAGTGTGTAAGGGCCGGGATTGAACGCTCCAAGTCGTTTCCAAGTGTGCCAACTCATCCAAACAGCCTTTCCTCGATCTTCTGCAGCCATGGGCGATTGAGCACCACGTCTAGGTAGAGATCATACTGCGCCTGCACCAGCCACTTCCACGTTACCTCGCTGCCGTTGAGGAACTCGACGCGTGCCTTGAGATCTTCAGGAGTCTTGGGTGAGAGCCACCCACGCACCTCGTCGGGTAGTCGTCCGTAGATGTGATCTTGGGTGTCGTACTCTGGGTGTCGAAAGCACACCGTGCCAACGGCGAACGCCTCCCACGCCTTCGTGGTTGCCCAGCCGCTGTAGGAAGATGGCGTCGTGAACGTGCACTTGACGGTTCGTAGCGTTGGGAAGTACTGATCGAACGGCACCGAGGTGACGTCGATGCTAAGCGCCTCCATTGACGCCTTAGTCCATTTGCCGTGGATGAACGCCGGTTGAATCGGCAGCACCCAGTCGCGAGTGATCGTCGCACGACCGAGCTTGTGTTCGTTGGCCTTCTGATCCGCGCCCTGGCCGACGTGTCCACCCGCCTCGTTGATGAAGAGACCGAAGTGCGCACGTTGATTGAAGTTGTCGTCCGTGTACCAGTGGCCGACGTGCTCGGGCATGACGCCGCACGCCTCGAGACCCGAGTACACGTAGCTGATGCGTGACTTCCACGTGTGATCGGTCTTCCACGACGCGGTCTCCTCGCGGTCGCCATACCCGAAGAACTCCGCCGGGTTCGACTTGTCGCCGAAGCGTTCGTGATGAAGATCGCGTGTGAAGTTGAACTGCCCGAGTACGGGATGACGCAACGGCCACTTCTGGTCGCGTGCCTTGAGGTGGTTACGTGCGTCGGCGATCAGCCACACCTCCTCATTACGCTTCGGATCTAGGTCACGCCACGCGTTGATGAGCCTGAAGATCCCACCACCGTAAAAAGTGAAGGAGTCATATGGCCGTGTGAATCCAGGTATACCCGAGCGGTCGGTGACCGACGGGAGAACGCTGTTCGCCGTCCCATGTTGGCCCGACCAGATGACGGCACCCTCCATCTTCTCTGCGAGAGGCAGCAGCATGGTGTCGATAACACCCTCGATCCCCCTGATCGCGTCGAGCATCGCCATGTCCGTCTTGGACACCTGCCGCATGATCTCTTGAAACGGCTTTACCTGCGACGAATACCACGCGAGACGTTCGGGTGTCCACGTGTTCACCACGTTGGGCGGGAAGCCACATGCCTGTGGGTCATCACGACACGTAGAGATGATGGCGAACGTGTGCTGCGGGTTGCGCGACGCTAGGTCGTGGAGTAGGCGAGGAGGTTCCATGTCACCGCCAACGGTCGACCAGCCTGCCTCTGTCAATGCGACTGCACGCCCGACCTTCCCATATGAGATTATCACTTCTTACGTTTCACCCAAGCTTCCGCCCAGGCGATCACCGCGATTGTGGCGCAGATGATCAGCGTGATTACCTCCGCCGTGTTCATTACACGGGCATTGGTGGGGGAGGTGGCACGGCGGCCTGCTGCTGTGGTGCCTGCTGCGGTTGCGCGACCTGCTGCGCCGCGACGCTCTGCAAGATCGAGGCGCGCGCGTCCGCTGGAATCTGATTCCACATTGCCTCGTAGCCGGGAGGTGCCGGGACGTTCGCCAGATCAGGCTGCTGCGCCTGCTCTTGCACTGGAGGTGCGGGCGGCGGCGGTGGCGTGGGTGGTGGCGGCGGCGCCGGGGCGGGTTGTGGCGACGGCTGTGTGGCCTGCGGCGGCGCGTACTGCGGCTGTGCGGTGGGTGGTGCAGCCGGTGCCGGAGGAGCTACGGGCGGCGCGTACTGTGGCTGTGACGCGTCGGGCGTCGGCGGCGGTACGAACTGCTGCGCCTGCCCGTTGGCCACGGGCGCGGGCGGAACGAACGCGGGCGGCACTGACGCGTCGGGTGGAACGACGCCACCCTGCGCGAACTGCTGCGGCGCAGCGGGCAGCGTCGGACCGGGTCCCGGCCCGGGCATCCCGCCGGTGAAGCCGACTGGTCCACCCGTGAGGCCACCGTCGATTGCCTTGAACTCCTTGATGTCGTTCTGCTTCATGCCGTTGTACGTGCGCTCTTGCAGGTTGAGACGGCAACGCTTGCCGCGAATCTGCGCGGCGATCGGCGCAAGGCAGTTCGGATCGTCCGTGTTGAGCTGCTTGAGCTGCTCGGTGAGGAACTGCTCGGTGACGCCCAGGATCGCCATGTGCATGAAGAACCGAGCCATCGCACCCGAGCTGTCGACCTTCAGCACGAAGTTGTTATCGACGGTCTTGTTGGCATACGGCCCGACGATGCACCGCAGCTTGGACTTGATCATGGGCGATCCGGTTCCCGCGAGCACCGAGTCCGCCTGCGCGATCTCGAAGTCGTAGTCGCCGGGTGGCCACGCGCTTCCCTGCTTGGCTTCCTTCAGCAGGTCGGCGAAGTTGTACACTGGCATGTTGCTTGCTTCCTCTCTTAAGAAGCTTGTTGATTCCAGGGAATACCAAATACAAAATGCATCCAGTAGTTGATCTCCACGCCGACCTGCCCGTCGGGTGGCTTAGCGACGGTGAGTACCTTGCCGAGTCGTCCCTGCACTCGCTCTCCCGCCTCGTACATCTGATGAGGACTGATCCACAGGCGCCGAACCTCGCGTGTCGCCTGCTGGTTCTCGTCGAGCTCGTAGTCCTCGTAGAGGAAGCCGCAAACGTCTACCCAGTAGGGTAGCGAACCTGCGATCTGACCCTGCATTGCGGGGATGAGACGACCCAGTGGGCCGTCCTTCGTCTCCGCGACGAAGACCACGCACCGAACGTTGAGCTGGGGCATCAGGCAGAGATCACGGAACCCGCGAATCGTCGCGTCCATGACCGAGAGCAACACGCCCCAGTCTTGGATCTTCATGGCGTCGGTGCCCTTGAGATTTGATTTGCAGTTCCCAGCGATGGTTACCTTGCCGTTACGTCGTGTAATTATAAATCCAGACGGTACAGTGACGCAGTGCACACGTCCAACATACTTCTCGCTAGTCGTGAAGTCACTTCGTCCAACACGGCGCCACGTGTAGTCACTGACCGTCATGCGATGATACGGAGTGCCGATGCGTGTGCGCCCAATCATGTCGCTTGAGCCACGACCCGTCAATGCGGCAACTGCCGACACAATGTCTGCATTTTGGTCGTTGATCGTTCCGTAATGCACCGATCTTGGGGCGCGTGAACCATCCCACGACGCAAGCTCGTCAAGAAACACGGTGCGTCCATGCTCTGACCAGTCTAGCATGATCCATTGGAACGTCTTCTCAGGCAACCACTTGTCGATCACTGCAGTTCGCCAGACCCTAAAGTGAGTCCACCCGTCACCTCGGTCAATGCGTCGGTACCGTGTGCCCGTAGCTTGACATAGACGTTCAAGACGAGTCTTTTTACGGTCACGGCGAAGGTTGAACGCGTACACGTTGGTGGTGGCGTGATAGCTGTCAGCCTGCAACGCGACGAGCAAACGAATCTCATCGTCGGTTGGGGTGTCAGCCGATCCACCGTGGTATCTTCCCGCAACCGGTAGGTAGTAGGTGCCACCAAGCAACTGACAAGCTGTGCGTTCATAGGGAACATGTTGCTTGGTGTTACGAACAAGCATCCGATGATCGGGCGTTACCGCAAGATCTGCAAAGTTTGTTTGCGTACGAACGACGTCACCAGAGTAATCAAATGACTGCACATCAGTGGTCGCCGCAAACGTAATTCGCTCATCATCGGCGTGGTATTGAGCAATGGCGTCACCCTCACGTACGTCAGTAATTGCTACCCAGCCGCTAGGCGTCAACACCTCGGTGTCCGGGAGAAAGCACCGCCGCTGAATCTCGGTGATCGAGTCGACGATCACGGACACGAACGGCAACGGCCACTGCGTGAGGTACTTGTACACGAGGTCGACCGTGTTCCACTCCTGCACGTGCACGACGCAGATTTCCCAGGTTCCGTCGTAGACCGGTGGCGTCTCACGTAGTGGGTCCCAGTACTTGATCACCTTCCCCTCACCCGGCGGAATGAATCGCCACGAGCCCTCGGCATCGAGCACAAGGAGGGGCTTGGGCGCCGACGACGCGAGCGTGGACTTGCCTCGCTTCGACCGGCCGTGGATCAGCCACGACATGCGCTGCTGTACGCCAAACGGCGTGATCACCTGGATCGGCTGCGGCGCCTGCTGCGTGACGGGTGTAGCCTGCTGGGTTGCAGGCTGTGTAGAAGCTGTCATAGCGTGTGTACCCAGTCTTTACCGCGGCCTCCACCAACGTAACGCATGGATGCACCCTTTCGCGCAGCCTCTTCACACTCACTCTTACGTGTTGCGTCACTCCACAGTTGTGAGCTGTAGCGTTCACCCATGATTGATGCACACTTAAGAGATGCGTGGATCCAAGGCTTGTGTGTTTCGCTAATAACTGCACGCGCGATGGGCTGCTGATACAACTCACCGCTACACGCTTCACACTTTTGCTTATACGCGCCTACTGCGGTGGTACTTGCTCTTTCAAACTCCACCTAGATTCCTCCTACTTCCTGATCTTTAGCGTAGCGCGCAAGCGGGTCGCCCTGATGGTAGAGGGTGGTGATCGCGTCCTCAACGCGTGACCCGTCGTCCACCATCGGACAGATCATGAAGAAGTCACAATCCCAGCTGCACGCCTTGGTTGGGTTGGGGTACGCGACGCTCATCGGGTCCGCACCCTCGTCCAGCTCGCGCGTCGCACGCTGAATGTCGCGTGCCGCGCCGATCAACCGCTTCTTGTAATTCTCGATCTCGTACGCGTTGTGATGCACCTCGACGCGCTCGAAGAACGGCGGCTTCGCGCTCTGCGTGCGCTTCACCTTTCGAAGCATGTTGTAGAGCGCGGCGTCGCAACGCTGCCCACCCTCCATCGTTAGCCACTCGATGAGGTGATAGTGCAGCATCTGCGGGTCCATGTGTAGTACCTTGCGAGGCTCAGTGAAGTTACCCACCGTCTTGTGGTCCACGAAGAGGCGCGTGCCGTCGGTGACGCGCGTGCCGCGTACGTCAAGCTTGGCAAGTGCCACGAACTCCACGTGCTCGCCGGCCACCTCACCCTCGATCGGAGTGTGAATGATCGCCTCGGGCTGCTCGATCTTCAGGTTCGCATCCTCGCCCGTCTCTTGCAGCCACTCGACGTAGCCCTCGATCATGGCGCGTTCGAGGCTGACCGCGTCGTTGAACTTCGTTGCCAGCTCACCGAGCACCTGCTCTTCGTCGCCCTGAACGCCATGCTCGTGGACCTGCCTTGAGATTTGCGTCCAGTCGTCAACGATTGCGCGCTCTAGGGCGTCGCGAGGGTCTACGCGCTCCTGCCCTTCGGGTACGTACCAACCCTCTAGGGCGCGGTGAACACGGTTGCCGATCTCTCGCGCGCCGAAGTAGTCACGCTGCCCGAAGATCAGCCGTCGGTAGAACGCGAGCCACCACTTACGACGACACCGATTCCACACCGCCACCTCGCTGTTGGTCAGCAACTTGACGTCGGTGGGCAACGCGTTGACTTCTTCCTTGGTGTCGTCAAGATCGTCCCAATCTTGCGCCGGGTCACTGTGCTCCAGGCGATCTTCCTCGGGCTCCTCAACGTCCTCCTCGGTCGCGCACTCGTCGGGCGCGCAGCCGTCGTCGTCGGCCTGCTCTTCGGAGGGGGTGAACAGGCCTTCAAGATCAGGGTCGAAGTCGACCTCCGGGTTGACTAGCGTGGGACCCTTGTCCTCGTCGGGTTCAACCATGTCGCGGTAGAGCTTGCCGTTCGCGCGCAACGCCGACTCAAGTCGATCAAGTCGCTCGTCGGCACTCTCCTTACGCGTACGACCTTTCTTCCTGCCGTGAGTCTCTTTCGGCGGGTTCGTGGCGAGGTCGTCCAACACGGACTGCACCCTCTCACGGTCACCCGGCTTCCAACTGTCCTTGGACTCGATGTTGAAGATCCGCGTCTGCGTGGAAAAGCCCGCACGCTCGGCGAACTCTCGACGGGACAAGCCTGCGGCCTCACGTGCCTGCCGCACCTGCGTGCCAGTCAGCGTCGTCTGTGTCACAACTCCTCCTGCTGGAGTAACATTTCTAGGTCATCATTCCGCATGAGCTTCTCTTGCGCGGCGTTCAGTTGATCCAATCTAGCAACCAATCGTGCGAATTCCTCACTGGTGAACGGAGTCCTCAAGATCTGTTCCTGCACCTGCTTGCGGTCGCGGGCGATCTCTTCGAACTGCTCAAGCTTTTGGTACAGCACCTCGATCTGCCGCTCTTCACGAGTGCCACGAGTCACGACGTCGATGATCTCCACCGACTCATGCACCTCGCTGCCGATCCGGTGCGCACGCCCTTCAGTCTGCACGTTCTCGATGAACGACCACGACCGCTGCAACATGATCATCAGGTCGGCACCCGACATGTCGAGGCCGGTGCCGCCCGCCTTGTGCGTGAAGATCAATCCCTGCACCGCGCCTGACCGTAGCGCCACGCATGCCTCCTCGGCGGCGCGTGGGTGCACGCCGCCGACGATCATCGCGTGTCGGATGCCGAGCTTCGACAGCCGCTCCGCCGCCATGTCCACCACGTCACGATACTCACACGCGACGACGAACGGACGCCCAGGTCGCATGTCTTCGATGATCTCTTGAAACGTGTCCAGCTTCGGCGACGGCTCAAGGATCTTGACCTTCCACGTCGAGACGTCGTCTTCGTCTTCCTTATCCACCTCGACGGATCCCGCGGCGAACTGCATGAGGCGGGTGCGTGACACGAGCTTGTTCTGCGAGATGAACGACTGGCCGTTGGGCAGCATCGTGAACAGCTGTTGCTCCAACTCCTCGTACGACTTACGCATCGCGGGTGTGAGCTCAGAGAACTCAGCCTTGCGCACAATGGGCGGCAGTTGCGGCAGCACAATGGACTTGATCATGCGCCTAAAGCGTGGGTCCAAGATCCGGTACAGCTCTTCACGAGTGTCGGGTCGCAGGCCGACGACGTCTTGCCCGCCGTACGCGTTCCACGCCACCAGCGCGTAGCGGTCCATCCACTTCGACCGCGTCGGGTACTCGTTAGGCTGCACGGCGTGCATGATCGACCACAGCCGCTTGACGTTATCGGGCGTTCCGGTCAACGCCCAGCGGTAACGCACGCTTTCATCGTGTGTGATGGCCCAGGCGGCGCGCGTCGTCAACGTCTTTGGGTCGCCAATACGATGAGCCTCGTCGATGATCACCGTGGCAAAGCCAAAGCCGTTGAGCTCCTTGGGATGCACGTGACACTGCGACGGCTTGATGCCGTCGCCCCACCTGGGATCGCACTCCTTGCACCGCTTCAGCTTGATGTTGCCAAAGGGTGCCAACCGGCTGAACGCGCGCACACCCTCGAAGTTGACGATCACGACGGCCATCGGATCTTCGGCGGCCGCCTTCAAGATCTTACGTCGCGCACCCGCGCTGCCGTCGAGCACGTAGGGCACCGCGCCCGGACACCAACGTGGTAGCCGCGACGCCCAGTGCCACTTTACACGGTTAGGACAGATGATCACGGCGGGTAGGGCCTGCGTCACCTGTAAGAACACGAGTGCCTGTGGCGTCTTACCGACGCCCAGCTCGTCACCCAAGAGACCACTCTGCGCGACGAGCATCCACTTCACGCCCGCACGCTGAAACTCGTAGAGATCTTGCTGCTCGTCGTCGGGCCACTCGATGACGTTACGCAGCTCAAGCGCGGGATCGACGCGGTGCTGGCGCACCTCCCACGTCCAGTCGATCAGATCTTGACCGTAGGTGAAGCTCTCTCTGAACTGGTTGCGTAGCTGAATCATCGCCGCCCACGTCAACGGCACGGTCCACTCTTTGGTGCGTCCTGAGTAGCTTGAGCCGGGCAGCATCTTCGCCAACTCGATTTCATTCCAAGCTAAATCGAGCTTGATGGCGTCCTTCGCCGCACTCAGCGTTGCGTGAACCATGATTCCCTTCGTTGGACGATCAACGTATCAAGTTCCCGCACGCTGCCGTAGCTTGATGAAGTCCGTGGCGTAGTGTCCGGCCATGTACAGCAACGCGTGACGCACCGCCGAGTTCGCGTCGTTCGCATCCTGCCGATCCACGTCATTCTTCGTCTGCCACAAACCCATCGCACGCAGCGTGTCGTTCGACGCGACCGCACGTGCGTCCGCCGGTCCCTGCATCGTCGTAGGTATGCCGTACTTTTCGCAAAGCGAAACGACGGCGCCGACCACCTGCTGCGCGACTGGCTGGTGCGAGTGCGCGACGCGACCGCCCTGCACGAACCGTTCAACGGCGACGCAACAGCTGTCGTTGCCCGCGACCTTCTTCACGATAAACTCGACGAGGGTGATCATGTCGCCCGGCGGTCCCTGATGCGCCGACACGAACTCGCCGTCTTTGAAGATCGCCACTCCGGTGCTGTCACCTGGGTCAACGCCCACAACGATGCGTGTCACTGCTGCAACCTCTCAAGATCGTGCCGATGAACTAAACGAAGAGTGTCCGCTGCGCCACGTAACGCGAGCACGGTGCGTTCAATCTCGACGACGTTCAATCGCTGCTCAATCGGGATGCGTACGTCGCCGAGAAACGCTGCGCGCGCCTCGAGTGTCTCAGCCTGCTCAAGTGGCGTCATCGTCCATGCACCTTCAGTGTACGGCGTAACGCGTGTTCGGCAGTAAAGCCGATGCGTATGTCACGCAGCTGATCGAAGTCGTTGATCACCGCGGCAACCCAGAGAAAGCCGATCTTGCCGACCGTCGTCCTAGGCATCTTTACTCTCGATCATCTTGATCTCATCCTCAATGTACCAGATCGCCTTACGAAGATCGCGCACGCTGGGCTCGCCGTCCTTCAGTCCTTGCCGCCACAGGTACTTGATCGCGTTACCGATATCGAAATCATGGTGCCGCACGATGTCGACGCACTCGACGCCAGATGGATGCTGGTTGTAGTGCGCAGGATGATCCACGCCGCCTGCGTCGATCTCGTTACCGGTGGTGCTACGTTTCTCGGCGTCAACCACCGATGATCACTCCCTTCACGCGCAACGCGTCACGCACCAGCTCGAGGTTCTCACGCGCCCTACGGCGCTCTTGCTCGAGGTACTCGAGATCGTACTGCATCTGGGCGTGAAGCTTTCGTAGCTCGTGCGCGGGTAACTTAAGCATGTACTCCTTGCGAAACTTCCTCATTGTTCTTGCCCCACCTCGGTTGAAGCGATCAGCGTGCCGTCAGTATGCGTGTCTAACGTGAAGTCGCCGAACACCGCGGGATCAAACTCTTGTAGGCGCAGTAAGATCTTGACGGCTAGCTTTCGGATCTCGGTGTCTGCACCCGCCGTTGCTCTCATGCGGATGAAGTGTCGCCACGCGCGGTAGTTGCCAGTCATGACGATCTGCGTTTCGACGTCATTGCCCAACACTGCACGTGCCGTCTGCCGTGCACGCTTACGCCGTTCCACCGACGTTCCAGGTTCGTCTTTCAGCTTCTCCATGAGGTGATTCACGATGTCATCGTACGTCGCCAACGACTTCTCGTGGTGATCGGCGATGATCGCCTCGAGGAACGCGTCACCGACCGCCTCGGGTGGCATGATGAACTCGGTGCCGCCGCTGTCCACGTACCGCTGCGACAGCTGTGAGTAACTAAAGTGTCGGTGGCGCACCAGCTCGTGTGACAATGAACGCGTGATCCCACGAATGTAGAACGATGCCGACGCGTGCTCCAGCACTGACAGGTGGCCCACCTCAATGAGATGAGCGATGTACCCGGCGACGGTTGCGGTATTCACGTTGGGGCGGTTCCACGACTGATAACACGCACGTCCTGCGAACTCGATCAGGTAGGCAGGATCGTCGCTGTATTGATAGCTTGCCGACGCGATGTCAGGCTTCCACGGCACGCCTACCGGCAAGTGGAACTGCGTGGTTGCGACCAGCTGCACTTCAAGATCAGTCATTCTTCATCCTTCACGTCGCCCCAGCGATCACCCAGCGACATCGTCGAGGTCACGGGCACGGAGAGCAACTCGTCGTCGTTCATTACTTCTTTGATCGTCTGCGTCGCATCGGGTAGGTCGTTCGTCGGGATCGCAAAGTCGATCTCGTCGTGAACCGGAAAGAGCATGTAGTCGCCCAGCCCGGCCATGTCCGCCTGCACAATCTTCATCTTCAAGATCTCACCCGCGGCGCCCTGCACCATGTAGTTCATGAGCGCGTACTCGCGACCACGGTCGGCGACGAATCGACGACGCGTCAACGGAGACTCCACGTACGCCTCACCCTCACTTGCCAGTCGCTGCATGGCATCCTGCTCGGTGATCGCCTGCAGCTGCTTGATGCCGGGATATCGTCGGTGTAGCTGCACGAGGAACGCGTTCGCCGAGCCAAGATCGGGAGCGCCGTCGGGATGCCTGATGCCCGCCGTCTTCGCGAACTGCTCGAGACCCGCGCCGTATAAGATCGCGTAGAACCCGTTCTTCACGTACTGCCGTCGGTCGTCGCTCTTTAAGATTGCTTGATCTTGAAAGATGTCGCGGCAGGCGCGGGTGAACATGTCGACACCGCCCATGTGCGCCTGCACGAACGCGTCGATGAGCGCCTTGTCATCCGCGATGTGCGCGAACAGACGCATCTCAATCTGATCGAAGTCGCACTTGATCCACGTCTCCTCGTCGTCCACGATGAAGCAGTTGCGGATCTTCTTACCCTCCTTGGTGCGGATGGGTACGTTCTGCAGGTTGGGCGAGTCCATCGACATACGACCCGTGCGCACGCCACGCGCGCCGCCCGACTCGAAGGGACTCTTGCTGGTGCCGCCGACGGTGTTGATCGACGGGTGCACACGGTCGTTCGCGTCGGTCTCAAGTAGGTAGTGCCGTAGGTAGGTGGACATGATCTTCACGGCTTGCCGGCGACCCTGCACCGCCTTCGCCAATGGGTGCTCGATCTCGCCGATCACTTCCTTGTCGAGCGAGTACCGCTTGCCCGACGGCGTGCGCTTCCACAGCGGCACGCCCTCACGTTCTAAGATCGCAACGATTGCCTCGTCGGATCCCGCGCTGGCGCCGTAGTGTTGTCGCACCCAGTCCTCAACCTGGCCCGCGTACACCTCGAGCTTGTCGCTGAACTCCTGGGTGTACTGGCGGTCAATCTTCGCGCCCTTACGTTCCATCTTCGCGCACACCCACATGACGAGCATCTCGAGAGAGTACGAGTTGGGCGCGATGGTCTGCACCTGCGGCCACAAGTGATTTTTCAATCGCTTGGTCAACACGGTGTCTAACGCGGCATACACCCAGTAGGGTTCGTAGTCAACTGGCACGTTTGCCCACGTCCACCCGCCGTGCTTGCCAATGCCGTCGTTCAGCGCCTCCTGCGCGGCGGTGGCACCCGCGTCCACAAAGCGCTGGGAGAGAGGCTTGAGGCCGAGTGGTCCGGTGGACGACAGCACGTGCGCCATGATGCGCGTGTCGTGAATCTTGTTGGTGGGTATGGGCTTGACGGCGCCGCGAAACTCGAGCATGTGCGCGTCGAACGTCGCGTTGTGCATCACGTACTCGCCCTCAAAGCGGCGTACGACGTCATCGACGATGAACGCGGCGCGCTCGAACGGGATCGCCCAGCCGTCCATCTCGTCGCCGATCTGGACCATGCGTGGACGATCTTTCTGACGGTCGATGCCGGTGGTCTCCGTGTCGAGGGCGATCTCCGTCTTCGTGCTGAGCCACCGTAGCAACTCGAACGCGTCGTCGGTGGTTTCGACGAGGTGCGCACGCGCCTCACCTAAGGGTCGATACCCCTGCCCAACGATCGTGTTCTCATTGGGACGCAGGGGTATGATGTCACCCACTAATCAACACCAACGTCACAGCATTGCCACCTGCACGTTCGCCTGCCGCAGTAGGTCCACACCCTCGGTTCGCCGGTACTCTCTATCCGCAACAAAGCGCACGATTCCCGCCTGCACGATCATCTGAGCGCACGTCCAGCACGGCGTGTCGGTGCAGATCATCGTCGCACCAACGGTTGACACTCCGTTGCGCGCCGCCCACGCGATGGAGTTAGCCTCGCCGTGGATGGCGCCACACTTCACGATCGGGTCGCCCGGCTGCCGCCTCGGGTGCGTGCAATGCTCGAAGCCAGACGGCACGCCGTTGTACCCGGTGCTCAAGATCCTACCGTCGCGGGCGATCACCGCGCCGACCTGTAGGTTCGGGCAGGTACCGCGCGCGGCGATGGCGTAGGCGACGTGCAGTAGCACCTCGTCCTCGCTGGGCCGTGTTCTCGTTTCAAGCATTCGTCTTGATCTTCCTGATCAGTGCCATCTGGCGTAGGTACCACTCGTTGTCCGACGACTGCGCCGAGCCTGCTAAGATCAGGCTCGCCATGATCTGCGGGTTCTTCACGACGCGTAAGCCCTGCGGCAACTCGTCGACCGCCGCTGAGATCGGGTGTTCAGCCATCTCGTGGATGCGTTCGAAGTCGCGTTGATACGCGTGTAGGCTACCGACGTGATGCACGTACTTGCCGGGTGAGACGCCCAACGCCGCCGCCATCGTCAGCTGTAGCTGCGTGAACACGAACACGTCCATCGCCAGTCCAAGCCACACGTCCTGAGATCGCATGTACGTGTGACACTCTAGCTTTGCGTTGCGACGTAAGAACTGCAGAGAGATCGTGCAAGGACGGTCGCCCTGGTGCGTGAGATCTTCCGGCTTCCAGATCTGCAAGACCGCCTGCCGCGTCGCGTTGTCTTCCCGCAGCATGTCGAGCACGACGGGTAGTTGCCGCGAAATGCGCGGTCCATACGCGGCGTACTGTGCGGCGCCTGGGTCGTCACCCGACACCAGCACAGACGAGTAAAGAGGCGCCACCCGCGTGATCAAGTCCCACGGCCACTCACCGGCGATCATGCCCAGCGCCTCAAGCGCCGCGAGCTTCAGGTTGACGCGACGTCCGACGCCGACGGGCAGCAGCGGGACGGTCGGGTCGGGACACAGTAGCGTGACGCCCGTCCACTCCTTCGTCGCCGTGCCACGTCCGTAGACCATCTCGCCGTACGTCACCACGTCACGACAGATCTTGACGTAGTCCTCGCGAAGGTCCTTGATCACTAACTCCACGTCGGCTCCTCGCCGTAGAGAATCTGTCGTGCGTACTGCGCGCCGAATCTTGACTTGAAGCGTCTCACGTACTGTGGGTGATTCACCACCCGTGAGACGAAGATCTCCTTGCGTCGCAGCGTCAACGTCGCCTTCGCGCCTAGCGACACGACGAAGGGCTGACCCAACTCCCACCACAAGTCGAACGGGTCGTCACGGTCGCATGCGTTCGCAACGCCGATCTTGTCGCGCTTCTCTGGGCAGTTGAGCAGCGAACGTAGCAGGTACGCACCCGACGTCGCGGGGTAGGGCATGAAGGCGGGCGTTGGCCGATCCAGCACCAGCTGAGGGACGTTGCGTACCTCGCCAAACAGCAAGACGTCGGGGTACCGTGGTCCGACGTACGTGCCGAAGTTATTCAGGTGAGACGAGATCGCGTCTAGCTCTTGGGCGATCTTCACGATCTCTTCGGGTCGTCGACTCATCGTGGTACGTAACATCGAATCAGCCAGCACGTCGTAGTACCGCCGACGGATGTCCTGCAGCTGATCGGGATTGATAAGATCGTCGCCTCGCGTGCGTACCCGCTCCATCAGCGTGTCGGTGTGCTCATCCACGTGAACGATCAGCGCGCCTCGCGACCGCAGAAACATCTCGATGTGCCACAACACCTCGGGCGTCATCGCGGATGGGCGATCCAACACCGCCGGGTAGATCACCTCGCCCAGGTGCCATCGGTCGCAGATGAGGTGCTCGCTGGTTCCCGGTCGGTAGTCGCGCATCCAGAAGATCGGCGCCTCGTACTCCTTAAGTGGGTGCACGTGCGGCGGACCCTTGTGCAGTAGCTCGACGTGATCACCCGGCAGCGTCTCGTTTAGGTGATCGAATATCAGCTTAGCGAGGGTACTTTTGCCGCTCCCATCAGGTCCTTCCAAAATTATCAACACGTTACGAGGTCCCAAAGTACGGTAGGCCGTTGATCTGCATACACTTCTCGCAATACCACCTGGTCTGCTGCTGTCCTTGGTCGGTTAAGATCAAGAACACGATCGGGTCATGATCTTTGTTCTGTGTCGCGTGATCCACCGCCGCCTTCACGTCGGGCAGCGCGCGTGTGCCTAAGCTCACGCTCACCTGCCGAAGCTGCGGGGATGGTGGTGGCACCTATCATCCTTCAACGTTTCCTAGCTATCGCAACGTATCAAGGGCGTTGATCTCGTCTCTCGAACGGCGGTGGGTCGGGAAGACCGCCCGCCCACGTGACGTAGATCTCTTCGACGTACACCGAGCCGCGGCCGTTGATGATCCGACGCACCTCGACACGGTTCACGGTGCCGCTAAGTTCGTTCGAGTGTACGCGATCTCCAACCTTCACGGCTCCATCACCACCTCGTAGTTCGTACCCGCGACGATCTCGGTGACCACGGCCAGCGACCCGTGCACGTCCACCAGGTCGCCAACCTTCGGATCCTTCGGTGGCAAAGACCAGGTGCGTCGGTAGTCCGGGCAGGTGGTGATCAAGTGTCGAAACGGCGGGCGAGGGTATACGTTGCCGTTGACGATGAACGGACCGCACACGCACGCCAACTTGATCTCACCTCGCTGCACCAGCATGATCCACTTCCTACGAGACTCGAAGCTTCCACCCAGCTTCGATGTGATCGGCGTGGTGCCGCAGCGTTGGGTGCTCGTGGACGTTCCAGGCGATCAGCTGCGTGACCGAGGTGTGGAACTTGCCGGCGATCTTACCCAGGGTGTCGTTTTGCTTGACGGTGTAGCTCTTTTGCGCCACGCGTACAGGAGTGCCGTGCACCTTCAGCTTCCACCCGATGATCAGTCGGTCGGGGTTGAAGCGCAACGACGGGTGCGCCTCGGCGTTGAGACGCACCAGTGCGGACACCGAGGTATGGAAGTGCGCCGCGATGCCAGAGAGCGTGTCGTTCGGCTGCACGGTGTACGAGCCGACCTTCGGCGGCTTGGGCTTGGGAGTGGGCGTGGGCGTTGGAGTTGGAGGCGGCGGCGTTGGCGAACCTTGCACGCCGAAGTGCGAGTACCTGAACGTGCGCAAGACGACGTCCTCATCCGCCCCGTTGCTGAACGCAACGTTGCCGTTCTGCCAGAACGCGGCGGGTGAGATCTTCGCCACGTCGGTTGCCGCCTGCTTCCACTGCCTACCGGGCTGGTACCAACCCGCGCCCACGGGCTCGTCGTTGCTCCAGCTCTCCGCCTCCGCACGCCAACCGGCGACGATGACGCCCGCCTTCAACGCCGCCCTGATGACCACGTCACCGGCGTACAGCCCGACGTTGTAGTAGCCCGCGAGTCCTTTGCCGAAGCCACGCAGGTAGGCGATCACCTCGTCGTGCAGTGCGGCGTTGGGTTGACCCTCGTCCCACGACGCGAAGATCGCGCCACCGTAGGCGTAGCCGCGATGCTTCCAGAACGGCAGCACCGCCTTGCCGTCGGCCAACCCAGCCGAGTAACCCTGGGTGACGCGACCAGCGGACGACTCGTCCACCGCAATGAAGTCAACGCCTGCCTTCACGAAGTCACGCAGCTCGTTGACGCCGCATAGCTTCCACTGCATGCTTGAGTCGTGGCTGAACGCGCCCGCGCTGTAGCGAACGACGAAGCCAAACGGACTCGCCTTCACCTGCGCGGGTGTGACGTTGGCACCCGAGAAGTCAACTCCTCGGGCGTACTGCTGTAACACTCCGGTCATGTCTTCCCTTTCAACACTTGATACTTGGGTAGTGCGGGCCGACGTAGGCGCACCACGCCGCACGCCAGTCGTTCAAGAACAGGTTTTGGGCGAACGTCAGCGTGAAGCCGCCGTCCCGAACCTGCCGTGCCACGAACAGCTCTAGCTGATCCTTGCGATTGTGCACGTATAGCGACGTGTTTACGCCGTCGTAGGGCTCGGGCCAGACGTTGCGCACGTCGTTGCCGCCGCAAAGCGAGAACGGCACACGGTGATCCAACTCAACGTGTGTGATGCCCGTGCTGCCCACGTAGCCGTAGCTACTGATCGCCTCGTTGCGCGTCGCGGCGCTGACGTACCGTTGCGACGCGGGTCGTGGGTAGGTGCAGCTGGGTATCACGTCACCCGGCGTCAGCGACTGGTCGGGCGCGGGCCACGACGCGGCGACGTCTGGGTCGAAGGGGATCGGCGCAGAGGGCGGCGTGCCGCCGCCGACGTCGATCTTAGTAGGAGTGCACGCGGCGGCGGTGAACATCGTCAACGCGATCAGCGCCATCTTACACGTCCCCATCGTACGGCTTCCAGCCAACCTTGCCGTTCCTAAACGTGAATCGTAACCCGCACTTCTTCTCCACCGCATCAATGAGTGCAGGGTCAAGGCTGTCCTCCGCGAGATGCACGGTGTAAAACTTACCCATGAGCATGTCGCGATGACCAAACGTCACCCAGTTAGGCCGACGACCTCCGAACCTGTAACGATCAAGTGCGTCACGCTGCGCGCCGGTCAACTTACGGCGATGTCGAATGTCGACGTAGCCACGCCGCTTCGCCGCCTCGTCGTCCCGGGTGTACATGCTACCAATGACGTAGAGCTTGTGCGACTCGTGGTTGATCACGTTGGCGTAAAACTTGTGCGGCCATCCGTACTTATAGTCAGCCCACTCGATGTGGGTGATCGCCTCGTTGGTGGCGACGAACTCAGGATCCATCGAGCCGCAATAGCTGCAGTGCCTCCACGACTGCTCGTCGTAGGGCGTGTCCCAGCGCCACGATTGACCTGGGTGAACGCGATCAACGTACCCCTCAGTCATCGGCACGGTGCAATCCCTGGTGCCACACGTGCTGATCGAAGTACCGTCGTGGTGGTTGGTGCCTATGCCTGAACTCCATGAGGGACCGCAAAACCCAGACCCGACCCGCGTTCTGTTCGTACGTCGCGGCGTCCACGGGTATGATGTCATGCTTGGGCGAGTAGCGCGGCTGAATCTTGGGCACTTCCACGGGGATGGGTAGACCAGTCGCGGGATCAATCGAGTTGATCACGATGGGTCCGGTGTCCGTGTCGCTCACAATCCCCGCCGCATCTTAGCCTCGTTGATCTCCTCGTCGAAGGAGGCAGCCTGGCTGATCACGCGCCTCGCCGGTATGGAGAAGAAGGTTTCAGTGCCGGGCGCGAGGATGATTCCCTTGCCGTCACACGCCACGCATGGGTACGGCCCAACGCCCGACGACACCCACGACGACTGATCGCTTGCCACACCCGGCGGGCGGGAGACCACCTTGGTGCCGTTGCAGACCGGGCACCTCTTAGGCTCCTTGTTCACCGACCGCTGCAGCTGCAGCGCGTCCACGACCTCGTCGGCGCTGAACGCCCAGTGCACCCGGGTAAGCTGCACCTCACCCGGCACCGTGGTGACGCCCGCGAAGTGGACTAGGTACCGTTCCGGCTCGGGCACCTCGCGGAAGATGCGCGTCTCGAACCAACGGCAGGCGCGGCAACGTGCCTGCACGGAGGCGAAGTGTCCCGGCACGTGTCCCCAGTGCTCTTGGCCCTGGCTCGAGGCAAACCCAATGAAGTCCGCGTGCACCCTCACCACCTCGCCGTTGCCGTTCGGCAGCTCCCACGTCGTGGTGGTGTTCACCATGTCCGCGGCCGGCAAGATTGGCGTCACGCCATCACTTGACCTAAGTTGTGGTTCCACTTCTTCCTTTCAAAACTCGTCGTGGTCCACGATACCAAAGTGCGCGTCAAGTGTTCGGCGACGGTGTGAACGTAGTTGATCACCGCCGTGGCGGGTGCGTCGTTCCCGTAGCTGGTAGCGTTGCGACGACGTGGTGGCGCGTGAGGCGGGGGCGTAGCGCGCGACGCCACGGGTGGGAACCTAGCGCACTAACGGACAGGGAGCGCGCCAAGATCGTAGGTGGGGGTTTAGGCGATCGCCGAACTTAAGAATTAGGAATCTGCACATTGGCAACGCGATACGCCTCGGAACTGCAGCCCACCGTCGATGCCGATCAGGCGACACGGCACCTCGAGCTGCTCCACGAGGGTGCCCAAGGGTTCATCTCGTTGAACCTCCTGGGCAACAACCGCCCCGAGGCGCACTCGTTCACCTCCGTGGATGAGCTGTCCTACGCCGACGACGTGGCCGCCTCCGTCGAGGCGCTACAGGACGTCGTGAACGATCGCTGGAACGTCTACACGGCGTGCGCCTCGTTCACCTCCGTGCCGGAACGAGGGCGTGGCCGGCGGGACGACGTGCAGTCGATACCCGGCGTCTGGGCCGACCTCGACGTGAAGCCCGGCGCGGACGGCTACTTTCAAGATCAGGCAGAGCTGGACAACTACGTGAAGTTGCTGCCTAAGCCCACCCTGCAGGTGAATAGCGGGTCGGGTGGGCGTCACCTCTACTGGCTCGTGCACACCAACCAGCGGCCCGAGGGTCGTGACGGCGAGCAGCTGCTGATTCGCTGGCGTGACTTCCTACTGGCCGAGGCGGGTGGTTACGCCATCGACCACGTTCACGACACGGTGCGCATCCTACGACTCGCGGGTACCGTGCGGTGGCCTAAGGGTGATGAGCGCAACGCCACCCCGCAGCTGGTGACGATTCACGATCTTGGGCCGCGGTACCACGCCGACGAGCTGCGCATGCTTAGCGACGCCGCCCACGAGGAGGCCGTGCAGCTTAGGCGAGAGATCGCCGAGCGGCGACGGGTCAACGACGAGGGTCGCCGTCGTGACGTGTCGTCGCGTGGCCTCGACCTGGAAGACTACGACCGAATCGTGGCAACCTTCAACCGTGATCAAGACTGGGAGCCGTTGCTCAAGTGGGACGGGTGGAAGCTCAACGACGACGTGCGCGGAGGAATCAGCAGCTGCCGCTACTGGACCCGCCCGGGCAAGGACGTCACGGACGGAAAGTCCGCCGCCACCGACTGGACCGACGCACAGGGCTACACACGGCGGGTGATGACGATTTACTCGCGTGACCCCAGCCTCGAAGATCTGTTTGAGCACGTCACCGAGCGAGGTCAGGTCATTTGCAGCAAGTGGGTATTCGCGCTCAAGCGCATCTACCACGGAGACGAGGCGGCGTTGATACGATGCGTCGTCCAAGGTAGGGGAAAGTTGATATGACGAGCTTGTGTAGCTGCCCAAGAGGCTGGATCACGCCCGACCACGTAGGTGCCGTCCGACGTTGCAACCACCGACTATGGACCTACACCAGCGACGACGCGTGGGTGCCCACCGAGGAGCTTGACGACCTATCCGAGCTGCTCGACGTAGTGCACCGTGAGCTCGATCAGCCCTGGAAGCGCGCCGCGTATGACGAAGTCTGCGGCGGCATGCCCGACCGCGACACGGTAGTGCAGTTCGTGCACAGCGACACGGGACTCGTTGCCCTGTACCGCTGGGCGGTGCAGGATGCCAAGCGACTCAACGACGTCGAGACTCGACTTCGCGACTTGGAACGATCGTGGTGGCGTAAGATCTTCAACGCACGCGCACGGCGGCGGCCGTGATCGCGCCCACCCTGCCCAAGCTCAAGCCTGAGACCGCGCTGCCCAAGCCGTTCGAGGGCGTCGACTGGAACCTCAACCCGCGCTGCCAGCTCATGAAGCAGTGGGTGTTTCTGTGGTGGCGTGGCCGGCAGCGGCGTTGCATAAAGATCGCGACTCACTCCGTTAGACTCAAGTGCGGCTGCGGCACGCCGTCGTACATCTTCTGCGCCGAGCACACCGCGCTGATCCAGCGACTACCGCGCATGAAGGGCGCGATCAGCAAGCACGTACCCTGTAGGTCTCGGTTCACGATCACGTCGGTGACTCCGCTGTGATCAGCTGGCCGTGGATCGTACTCATTGGAGCCTCGTTCGGATCGCTGCTGCTGGTGATCTACGTCGTGCTCTGCGTGCGCATCGACCGTGCCATCCAAAGGCGCCAAGACCATGATGAACGGGACGCCAAGTTTTGACCGAGCCTCCCGTCGAAGATCTGCCGCCGATCCCGCAACCCGAGGGTGACCTAGGTGACCTGGGCGACCTTTCGGCGACTATTCAAGACATTACCCACGCCCAAGAGACGCCAACCGACACCGGGAACGCCTTCAGGTTCAAGCGCCTATGCCCCGAGCTTAAGTACCTGGCATCCGAGGACTGCTGGCTGCACTGGGACGGAACGCGATGGCGTCGTGACGACGTGCAGGTCGCACTCAACCTTACGCTACGGGTGTGTCAAGACGTACGTCGCATGCCTAGGCGGGTAGCCGACGACGACGAGCGTGGGGTGTGGCAACGCTGGGGCGACGCCACCGAGTCCGTCGGTCGCCGCACCGCGATTCTCAAGCTCGCGCAGCCACTCATGATCGTGCGCGGCGAGGAGCTGGACGCGACGCCACAATTGCTTAACACGCCGACGGGCACCGTCGACCTCGCCAACCTCACGCTCAAGCCGCACGACCCACTCGACCTCATCACGCACATCACGCGCGCATCCTTCAACCCGCCGGTGCAGTGGAGCGAGCCGCTCTACGAGTTCCAGCGCACGTTCGTACCCGAGCCGGGCTACTGGGACTACCTCATGAAGATCTTAGGCTCGATGCTCTACGGCGGCAATCACTTCCGCATCTGGACGATCATGCACGGCACCACCACGACTGGTAAGAGCCAACTCGTCGAGACCATCGCGCGGGCGGTGGGCGACTACGCCGTACCCGTCGGCACCAGCGTGTTCCGTGCCAACCAGGACGACAAGCCCAGACCCGACCTACTGCGGGCGCTGTCCGCGCGGTTTGTGTACGCCAGCGAGGGCGCGGACGCCTGGGAGCTTCACGGAGATCACGTCAAGCGTATGTCGGGCGGCGACCCACTAACCGCACGAGGCATGCGCAGCAACGTGATGGTGGAGCGCGTACCCGACTTCACGCCGTTGATCGTCTGCAACACGGTGCCCAAGGTGAAGGGCGCCGACTCGGGCGTCAAGCGTCGACTGCACGTGCTGCCGTTCCCGCACAGCGTGGCGGCCGCCGAGGACACACGTAAGCGCGAGATCTTCAGCGGCGATCCTAACACCCTCGACGCGCTGCTGACCCAGCTGATCATTGGCTGCGCACGCGCCTACAACGACGAGCACGACGTGCACGGCGCGGACCGGCCACAGACGTGGGTCGAGGCCACCGCGAAGGCGTTCGGCGATCTTACCAGCGTCGGCGAGTTCATCAGCTTCATGGAAGAGCACGGCTACCTGGTCCACGACCCGTTCCCACTGAGCACGCCGTGGTCGAACTACTGGAAGGCCGAAGATCTCTACCGTGTGTACAAGCAGTGGGTGCACGAGTACGGCAGCACGGAGGAGAAGCGTACGCAGCTAAGTCACCGTGTCTTCAACGGCGAGCTGCGAGGCATGGGCTGGGAGTCACACGTGTCGGGCGGCACGCGGTGGGCGGGTAAGCTCGCACCACTGGGATCGCTCTTCATCATTTAGACTTGATAGGATAGAGCTAGGAAGCGAAAGGTTAGAAAGAGATCAACGTGGCAAGGCATGAGTTGAGCCGTGGAAAGGGGACGCGACGTGAAGATCTGGAGCGACGTCATCGCCTACGAGGGCGTACCCACGCTGGACGGCCGCGTCATCGCGCCGGGGGCGTTCAAGCTGCCCATGACGGCGGACGAGCTACCCGTGCCCATCCTCACGCGTGACCGGGGCTCAAGCTCGCGGGAGTACCGCACGCTGGGCGCCGTGGACTTCGTCTGGCGTGTACGCAACGACATCTGGGCACGCGGCACGCTGGACGCGGGCAAAGAGCAGTACCTCGAGCTCTCTTCCTTGGGTCGCTGGCAGCTGCCGTGCGGCGTCGAGGTTGACGTCACCGGCACAGACGTCGGCGTCACGGCGATCACCCAGGCACGGCTGCGTGCGGTGGTGACGTACCCGGGCTACCAACCCGCGTGGGATGGGATCGCACTACACCCGCGTGACGACGACGAGCCCTGGGTTGGAGATCTTCGGCTCTAATGCGTAGTGCATGTGAGCTTAGCGTAGTGCATGTGAGCTGGGTCTAATGCGTAGTGCGACGACGGGAAATCGTGGTGTAGTGGATCTTGCAACGACGGCGGGTTGGTACTTGTCTGTGGCTTGTTTGGTAGTAACTGGACCTTTCACGTTCGTTACATCGCGGGCAATCGTTGAGACAACCGTGGCCGCCGTGCGGATAACTGCAAGATCTGATCGTAGGCAAAGCAGCTGTGTTGTAGGCAGTTTGTTGCTTGCTTATCGACTGCTTACAGGCAAGCAAGTCACCTGGGCCCAACGATTACAACGGGTCTGGGTAGATGGAAGATCTAGTTGTAAGTATGTAAGTAACTATTTGATATTCAGACAACGTACACCGGAACGTACGCGTGCGCTACGCGCGCTCGAGACGCCAACTAAAAACTTGCTTACAAGCTTACAAGATTGTTTAGGGTGGCTGAAACCTAGCAGGAGACTCTTCGCGATGTGCTGCCATTTGGGTACCCTTCTTGATCAACAAGACAAGGGAAGCAACACCAGAGAGCAAGCAAGCAGAGAGAAGCAAGCAGAGAAGGTGAAGACACTCACAAGGGAAGAGAGTGTGTGTCACTCACTCTCACACCCACCTCACACACCCACATCACCCTCACACTCTTCTCGTGTGGTTAAGAGATCACGTCTGAGAGTGACCAAGATCGCATCTTAAGTGGTGTGGCGCACTTCAAGTGGCCGGCGAGGCGGGGTGGTGTAAGATCCCGTCGAGGCGTGGGCCCGCTGGACTGGCGACGCGGCGCGGGTGATCACCAAGATCCCGTCGAGATCACATCACGCTGGGTGAAGACTTCACCGTGGTGCGGAGTCCTCGTCGAGGGTGAGGACAAGATCTCACTCACAAGATCCACACCCTCTCACTCACGGTGAGAGAGGGTCGGTGCCGGAGTGTGACTCCCCGGAGAGAGACCCCCGAGTAATCTCACGTTCCTAGGTGCAGTTGTATCGCACGTTCAGACTTGAGATAATGAGTCCCGGTAGCTGGTGTGTGCGCCCGTCGTCGACTCAACTTGGTACGATCGAGTCGAAGGTTCCAGCCAGCCAGCCTAGGAAGAGATCAAGTTGAGCGAGTCGAGTCATCGTCACGCCCTGGTCTGGGTGATCGAGGTCGAGGACGTGAACTCGGACTACCGGGGTCGGTACGTGGTGGACCTGGACTACGGACTCTTTGCCACGAGGGAGGCGGCCCGGGCCGAGGCCGTCCGACTGGTTCGCCAGCGTGATCTGGAGCGTGCCGCGTACGCCCGGGCGTTGGACGCCTACCGGACCAAGGTCCGTGAGATCGAGCGTCTGATTCGAGAGAACCCGGCGCTGCCTCCTGGCGGCGTGCGGGCGTCTGTGCGGTGCCCGATTCCCAGCGACTTCGTCCGCACGCCACCGGTGAGGGTGTGCGAGGAGCCGTACGAGGTGCGGCTATGACCGTCCGTCCCCGTTACCTGGCGCGTAGCTGGTTGCGTCGTCTACCTCGGCGTAGGCACCACCGAGAAGGAGCCGAAGTGAGCAAGGAACGGGAACGGTTGCTGGCTGCCGAGCAGGCGACGGACGAGCAGATCGCGCGGCTGATGAAGGCGTCGCCGAGCATCGTCCCACTGATTGCTGAGTCTGTGGCCGCGAACGCCGAATACCTGATGAGCATGGCCCGCAATTGGATGACGAACGGCGACGAACACCACGGGCAGATGCTCGCGGAGTGCGTGCTTGCCGCGCAGTGGTGGCTGGCAAGGACGCCGAACTCAACCTGGAAGGACACAGCCGTGACGGGTGTGGGCGGGGAATCCGGCGAGGTGCCGGACGAGCTGCGCGAGAAGGCCGAGCGTGCCGTGTTCGATGCGTGGGCTGTGTGCGCGGGATCACAGCCGACCGCGGACGAGTCGTGGTGGCACATTCACCGCAGCGGCCCGACGCATACGAAGTGGGCTGCCGATGCCGCTCTCGCCGCTGTGTGGTCTGACCTGCAAGCCCTGGTGTCGCGTGACGAGGTGGAGCGGGAAGTGCGGGCGAAGGTGGCGGGTGAGATCCGTGCCGATTTGCAGCGGCTTCGCGATGCCAAGTCGCGCAACGCGGAAGGTCCGTACCGCAACGGCATGTCGCGAGCAGCGAACATCGCGGAGGGTGCCTTGTGACCAGCGAATTGCACGTCCGTCCCACGTGTCGGACCACATCCACCACGAAGAACACCAACTGCCCTTGTGGTCCGACGCCGAGACCGGCGTCATTTACGTGCATCACTCGCTCGATAACCGAGAAGCAACCGAACAGGAGAACTGATCATGAGTAAATCCCAGACTCAGGACATAGCCGACGTGACTGTGAGCAATGTTGAGTGGCTGGCATCGGCGCTCGACAAGGCTGAGACGCGATCCGAACGTATCCGCTCGATGGGTAACGATCTCGCCGCAGCGGTCCGCGCGTTCTACGACGACCGCGACGAGGACAAGCTGCGCGCCGTGTACATGACGTGGATGCAGGCCGACTCCGGGAACTTCGCATGACCGGGGCCGAGTTGATCGCGGCAGAGCGGCAGCGGCAGATCGAGGTCGAGGGCTATGAGCCCGAGCACGACACTGCCCACGCGGATGAGTCACTGGCGCTGGCAGCGTGCTCCTACGCGATCCCGTGGCCATGGCGGCGGTTCAAGCAGGCGCGGGTTGTCAAGGACGGCATCTCGCAGTGGGTTCCCGTTCCGACGACGTGGCCGTGGGCGACCTGGCACTGGAAGCCGTTCGCGCTCCCGGAAGGCACTCCGGCGGAAGATCACGAGCAGCAGTTCCGGGAGGGGCGTATCCGGGAACTGGTGAAGGCTGGCGCTCTCGTCGCTGCCGAGATCGACCGATTGCAGTCGTCGCAATCCAAGGTCACCTCGTGACCGGCGTGGGTGGTGCGCCGGAAGGGCGGGAGACCGTGCACAAGTGCCCCGGTCGCGGTGAAGCGGTCACGCAGTGCTGCGGCAAGACGCCGTTCGACCTGCCCCGCGCGGATCGCATGACCGATCTGGCGGGACTGGTGACGTGTCGCGGAAAGGGGTACGAATCGTGACGGCCCCGGACCGGCAGCGGCTGGCCGACGACCTGCTCTCGATCGCGAAGCGGCTGCGATCCGAGAAGCTGGACTACTGCGCGCGGCAGGTTGAGGCGGCACTCGCCGAGGTGGAGCGGCAGCAGGCCGCGATCGAGCAGATGGACGAGATCGCCGCGACGTTGGTCCGGTGCCCAGACCTCGACGTACAACGCCTCGCGTCCGAACTGCACGCTCTCGCTGCTCTGTCGTCTGTTCCGTCCCTACCTGGGGACACCACCGAAGGGGAGAAGCAATGAGCGCGGAGATCGGGCACGCCGCCCATGACAACGGCTTCGGCTACTGGGCGGCGCTCACCGCCAACACCGTCAGGTACTACGCGCGGATGCACCGTTGGAGCGCGCTTCTCCGGGCCGCTTGGCTGGTCGTCGGTCGTGGCTACTACCTCGAAATCTGCCAGCAGTGCGGGCGGAAGGTCGAAGTGGTGTGGCATGCCGACGATGATCTCTACGAGGCGGCGACTCATGCTCGCGGTTGCGGCGTGTTCTGTGTGGCCTGCTTCGATCGGCTCGCCGACGCTACGACCGGCAGTTACGTGGTCTGGCGTCCGGTGATCGCACATCCGGGCGGCGGCACTTGGGACGAGGTGTTGTCGTCGTGACTTCGCCTGCGGCAGAACCCAACGAGGAAGCCCGCGTTCATCTGGCGTGGCTCATGTGGTGCTTCCAGGAGGGCTACACCAACGCCGAGGACCGCGCGATCATGTCGAACTGGATGCGGGATGACCCGGCCCATCTGACTCAACATGACCGCGTTCTGCGCGAGCAGCTATTGACCATGGCCGATGAGATCTTGGCTCTGCTCGCTGACCACCGGGGCCAGTCGTGACTGGGGACGCGGAGCGCAGCGAGGACGAACTCACGGCGCACGTCAACGACGCGCAGCGATGCATGTTCGGCATCGGCATGGCAGGGACGGCAGTCGCCTACACGACAGTGCGCGGATTGATCGCCGGGATTCAACGACTGACCGCCGAGCGGGACGCGGCTGTGCGGGACCTGGCCGAACTACGGGAGACGGTCACGGCGCAGGCGGATCGACTGGATGATCTCGCAACCACAGACGGCGGCGACCATTGCGAGATCACATGGGAAGAAGCGCACATACTCAGCGACGTTCCCGACCGGTTGCGCGCCGCTCTTGCTGCGTCTGGGTCGGTTACGGCAGGGGAGCAGACGTGACCCGTCGCTGCTACGACTGCGACCGCAACCCTGCGGTTTACGGCGCAACGATGGCCGGCGACCTGACGCCCGAGTACCTGTTGTGCCTCGACTGTGCGGCATGGCATCGCGAAGGCGGGTCGGTCATCGAGATCCACACACTGAAGGAGCGCAGCGAATGACCACGGCCCTGAGTCTCACGCTGAGCGAAGCTGACTGGCAGGCACGGGTGAGCTGCGAGACAAACCTGACGCGCGGTGGTCGTTCGTGGCCACTGCTCGACGTTGCCGATGTGCGCGTCGCTTTTGAAAACCCCAAGAGAAAGAGTAAGAAGTTGAACCAAGACGAAGACGAGTGGGGCCGCACCGACGTGCCGCAGGCGTCGCCCGCCGCGAACTACCCACCACCGCAGCCGTCGTTGCTACCGCCGTATGTGACGCGCACGGTCACCACGCTCACGTACGACGATTACGGCCGCGTCGTGCGCGAGGTCGTTGTGGCCACCGTGGGCGTTACCAACGCCGACGACGTGCGACGACTGGAGGAGGAGTGATGGCTAGGCAGCAGGGCGGCAAGGGTAATCCCGCGTCGAAGCGAATGAGCAACGAGGCGCGGAAGCGGCGTCACGCGCGCTGCCGCGAGAACACGCGCCTGCGCAAGGAGGCGCGACGCGCAGCCGCGCGCGACGCGGAGGCGCGCAACCGCGACCTGCGCGCGCGAGGTGAGCTCACGCCGTGGGAGGCGTCCAAGGCTGCGGCGGGACGGCGACGTGAGCGTGAGCGGGCCAAGTTGCCGCACGGCGGCACCAGCTAGCGCGGCGTACAGTTCGAATCATGCTGATCCTTCTCGCCGTCATCATCATCATTGCCGCGCTCGTGCTCGGACTAGCGGTGCACCCGCTGTTTTGGCTACTCGTGATCGGCGGCATCATCCTCATCGCCGTGGCGCTTCGGGGTGGCGTGTAGCCGTTATGATCTGGCCATGCGACTAGGCTTCACGGGTCGCCGCTCCGTCCCCACGGACGATCAGCGGCTCTGGCTCATCTCACGGTACCTCGAGCTGCGCGACGACGTGACCGAGGTACATCACGGCGACTGCGTCGGCGCGGACGAGTTCTTCGCGCGGCTGACGCTGTGGTTCCGCACCAACCTAGCTTACACGGATGAGGACGGTGGCTACCGTCGTGACCCGTGCCTGCCGGTCATCCACTCACACCCGTGCGACATCGAGGGCATGCGCGCGTTCACCACGTCTGACGTCACGCACGAGGTCAAGCCACCCATGGTGCGCAACCTAGACGTGGTGCAGTGCAGCGACCTCATTCTCGCGCTCCCGTCGGGGCAAGAGTCACGGCATCGCCGGTCGGGCACGTGGGCCACCATCCGCCGTGCGCGTGACGCGGGAGTACCCGTGACGTGGTTCACTGAGGGTACCGAAACGCACGAGCAAAATAAGCTAGTAGGAAGGGTAGTATGACTGAAGAAGATCAACCTGTGCGCACCCTGCGCGACTGGTCACATCTCTGCCGCATGTCCATGATGGCTGGCGACGCAACCAGGGCAAACGCCTTGCCGTTGCCAGGAAGCCGTCATCGCTGCTCGCTGCCGAAGAATCACGAGGGCGCGCACGTCGCGTACGTGGCGCATCGCGTTACCGGCCGACGTGAGGATGTGATCTGGTTCGGGCCGTGGATGGACGGGCGTGACTACACTTACGGTGATCTTCCCGACGATTACGTGAACCAGACCGCACGCTGGCGTGCGACGCCGGTGGGAAGACAACGCGGGCGTTGGCTACCTCGCGAACGCGGCCACCGCCGTCGATCTTAAGTCGGCGTTTGGGCCTGTAGCACACACTGTGGAAGGGCGGGCATTTCCACGTCCGCCCCTCCTCGCTACGGTGTGCGACGGTGTCCAGCTAACGCTGGTACGATTGACTTCGAAGGAAACCATTAACTCGAAGGAATGGAAGATCAAAATGTTGAAGCAAACTCACATCGTCAACCGGCGGGTGAACTGTGACCACTAGAAAGACTCCCAAGCAAATCTTGCTTGACGGCGCCGATGAGCTGGAACGACGTGGTGCGCATTACGGCCAGCTAATCGACATCTTGGCCGAGGATCTCGACGATGCGGAGGTGTGCCCGCTTGGCGCGATCTTGCTGGGCGCGGGCTTTTCGCCAAAGCGTATCTCCAAGATCAAGGACTACTCGGTGTTCGGCGATCACGTAAGCCCGTACTCGGAGTATAAGCGACCACGCCGTGACGCCAAGCAGGCGGTGGAGCTGCTCGGCAACTACATCGCCGATGAGGTGGCGCCATACTCTGCGAGGAGTAATGGCAAGAGACTCTATCACGAGATGCCAATTGGGCTTGGGCTCGTGTGGACGTGGAACGACTGTTACCGTCCGTCCGCGCACTGCGCCGCCGAGGTAATGCGTCACGCCGCGGAGAAAGCGTGAGCGCGCTTTATTGACAGTCGAGTTCTCAATGAAGATTGAGAGATATGGTGCGCTACGTTGAACACGCACAACCAAACGGCCTCGGCGATAACGTCGTTCACCGACTCCCTGCGGGACGACAGCTCCAGGCTGGGGCGGACCACCCCCACGCCCTCAACAGCTGGAAGTCGCCGGGGCCCATAAGAGTTCCGTGGCGATGAGTTGACCTAAGACGTTGCTAGGATTGAAACTGAACTTGACCAACAAGCCTAACGCGTTGCAGCGCAAGGTGAGGTCACCCGAGGAGGTGGGGCTAGTGGCCCGGGACTAGCGGCTCCCTTCGTTCCGTGAAGGGTGTCCTGCCAGGACACGCTAGACGGTAAGCGCGACGGTCCTTGCTCCTACCGTCGTCCGTTGATCACACCGGCCGTCTACCGTAAGAAGGACATCCGTCTGGACCACTCCCACCTCGTAAACACTTAGGAAGATTACGCAATGGCAGTTCTTGACGAAAGTGAACGATTCACCGCACGTCGTGTGCGCGTCGGCGACCGCATCGTAGTCCTACCGCCTAACGGTCAGGGTGAGCGTTGGCACGGGTCCGCCCTGGCGACGGGTGAAGAGCTACGTCGCAAGCCGGGACGTCAGCCTAAGGGCATGAGGGATGCGACCGCGTGAGTGATGATGCGCTTCCCATCTGTCAGGCGACGTTGAGCGCCTGTCACTGCCGGCTTCGTGGGCCACACGAGGTGCACGAGTGCGCCGACTCAAGTGCGGTCACACGGTCGGGTAAGTGCTACGGTCGGTGGCGTGACGGTGGCGAGGTCGTGCGGTATCCGACTGGCGCGCGCACCCTCGCCGAGGCGAGACGACACACGATCATGATCGCAGCTGGCAGGGTTCCGTTGCCTCCTCCCATCGTCACCGTTGATCTCTAACGGCGGTTAGACTACACGTATCGGGCCACTTCTAGGAGAGAAGATCATGACCGAGAAGAAGTTGAAGGACGTCGTTGGCGGCGACACGGTGAACGACACGCTGAAGAACGCAATGACGAACTCAAGCACGGCGGACCGGCAAGAGTCTGAGACCGAGGTGTCCGCGTCGGACGACCCGACCGTACCCGACGAGTCGCAGGTGAAGGCCGCGCAGGAGAGCGACAGCGCGCCCGACCCGGCGCAGGTCGACGCCACTCCGGATCAAGTGCAGGGCCCCAAGAGCAAGTAGGTTCACCGCATGAGCAAGTGCAAGCGCTGCACGCGCGAAGAGTCGCCGCCCGTTGTCCAGGGAATGAAGTTGGATCTTCCCCGCAACTGGGCGTGCGTCTCTGTGCTTGCTCACCCTAGTCGCTCGTTCATCCTGTGCGCCGACTGCATCGGGCGCCTCAACGACGACTTCATGACGGAACTACAGTCCGCGTAGGCAAATGGTATGTCACTACTGTGGGTCGGATGCTGGCGGCACGACTCGCGATCACATCGTACCCAAGGCGATCCTGCGGGCCAGTGGGCTTAGCGGCGTCGTCATCAACGGCGTGTCCAACGTCGTGTACGCGTGTTACAAGTGTAACCAGCGTAAGGGCAACAAGAAGTCCACCTGCCCATGCCGTCGGTGCGCGCTCGCGTGGGCTACCTACGGGCAGTCCGCTGGCGTCACCGTAGAGATCATCGACATGACCCTGAGATTGATCAAGAACCAAATGAATGAACAGAAAGGTTGAGTAATGAGAGACTTCGAAAATTCACCGTCACGCGAGGCGGTAGCTCGTGATCCACAAGAGTCGCCGGTGACCCGAGCGTCGATCGAATTGGACAAGACATACGGATTGTTGCACGAGTCGATCACTCAGTTGATCGGATCCCTCGAACCGGTGTTGACTCCGGTGCCGACTGCTGATCCAAATTCGGCTATTCGAGTGACGTCGGACGGTGATGATGCACGATCACAGCAAGTGCAATTCCTTCAAGTGCAGACCAACCGGGCGCGGAACCTGATCGATATGATCAACATGACTCTGGAACGGCTCGAACTGTGACCGAGACTCCGGAATCCGAAAAGCTCTATAGCGTCATTACGAGGCCCTACAACTTCGAACTGGGAAGTGATTATGCCGTCTAGGCAACGAGTACTCGTCACTGGAGCGGGTGGCTTCGTTGGGTCTCACGTGTTGCGTCACGTGCTTGAGACTACCGACTGGGAGATCGTCGCGCTGGACTCGTTTCGACATCGAGGTAAGACCGATCGCATTCGGCAGCAGCTGGAGGGCGAAGACGCGGCGCGCGTGAGCGTGTTCGCGCACGATCTTCGCGTCCCAATCTCTCCGCAACTTGACGTGAACATGGGCAAGGTGGACTTTGTTCTCGATCTTGCCTCCGAGTCGCACGTGGATCGCAGCATCGAGCAGCCACGAGAGTTCGTCGAGAACAACGTGGCGGTGACGTTGACGATGCTGGAGTGGTTGCGCCAGCGACGACCCGGCGTTAGCAAGTTCATTCACATCAGCACCGACGAGGTCTACGGTCCCGCGCCCGAGGGGTACCGACACGAAGAGGGTGAACCACACCGTCCGTCCAACCCTTACTCCGCGAGCAAGTCGGCGCAGGAGTCGCTGTGCTTCTCTTACTGGCGCACCTACGGGCTACCCATCATAATCACGAACACGATGAACCTCGTCGGCGAGATGCAAGATCCCGAGAAGATGGTGCCGAAAATCATCAAGTCGGTTCTTGCCGGCGAGGTGATGGAACTTCACGGCGATCCCAAGACGGGTAAGACGGGATCGCGCTTCTACCTGCACGCACGCAACCAGGCCGACGCGTTGGTGTGGCTGATCGACAACATCAAGCCTCTGCACCACGCCGCCGACGCGCGTGCCGACCTGCTGCGCTTCAACGTCGTCGGCGAGCGTGAGCTCACCAACCAAGAGATCTTCAACATCGTTGCGGCGCACACCGGATGGCTGAGTGGACGTGCCGTACCCGAGTCGAAGATCGTCGATTTTCATAGCTCACGGCCGGGACACGACTTACGCTACGCGCTGAACGGCGACCTCATTGGTACGCTGGGTTGGAAGCCACCTGTGCCACTCGAAGCTTCGTTGCTAAAGACCGTCGAGTGGACGCTTACCCACTCAGAGTGGCTACGTTAGGATCAGACCATGTCAACGCTGCAGGTGCAACCCGCCGACGTCCTCGCCGTCGCCACGAAGACGGGTCTGTCCACTAAGCTGATCGACATTGGCGAGATCTTGCGTGGCAAGATTGGGCTCAATAACCACGTCGTCGTCGTGCATCATCAGACGAACGGCGTCTGGTGGGGCTTGGAAGGCAAGCCAGGCGGCGTTGGCTGGGCCGACCTAACCAACTACCTGCGCGATCCACGCACCACTTCTAACGTGCATCAGCCGAAAGAGCTGGCCGACCGTTCATGGGTCGTCACCCAGGCCGAGGTGATGCTAGGACGTGCCTACGACTGGGATGCGATCATGACCGACACGCTGATGTCGCTCGGCATTCACAACCTCTTCTCTGAAGACTGGCACGGCACGGGTGTTCCGGGACACGTCGTGTGCTCGTCGTTTGCGGCATACCTTTACTCGGTGCGCAAGATGCCACGGCCGTCAGGTGGTGGCGGTCGGTTTATCATGCCCGCCGACTGGACCGACTTCAACCTCAACCGACGGTGGATGGAGTGGACTGATGCCACTCCCACGGCGTAGCGTCAAGGCGTACCAGGAGGCGCGGCACCGTCGAAACACGGGCGATGCGTCTCCACGCTGGTCCGGTTCGACGCTGGAGGTTAAGATCTGGATGGACACGTTCGACATCGCCGATCTTGAAGACATCTCGCCCTGGGACGCGTTGCTGCTGGGCGTGAAGCGTCGCGCACGTCGGGTTCGCATCTGCGATCGAGTTACCGACGAGGTGATGAAGAGGTGGCGTGCGCAGTGTGAAGAGACTGGCGAAGGGAACCCCGAGGTGCCGCCGCAGGAGGCGCGCGCCTGGATGGCCGAGTCTCGCAACGAAGAGCGCATACTGCAGCGAACTGCCAAGATGGCCATCGACGCGGGTGTGGCCGAGGCGATGATTCGTCGGCTGGACATGGAGGGTCGACTGATCACCGACGCGCTCGTCGCCGGTCTCGACTCACTGGACCTTTCACCCGATCAGCGCATTCACGCGTTGGAGTCGATGCATCAGGCGCTGGTCGGAGATCGAGAGTTACCCGGCGGCGACGCGCTTCCGCCGCAGCTTCCGCCTTCGGACGACGAGTCCTGATCATTGTTATGTGACGTTCGACCGTTCGCCGTTTGCTACCGTTCGCGTAGTAGGAGGCAAGCGAATGACCGTTCTCGTCGCGTCGGAACTGCACTTAGGTGACACGCACTTCATGGTAAGTGCGGACACCGGTGAGCACGAGGGTGTGCAGCACTACATGATGACCGTGACGATGACTAAGTACGTGCAGACGCTCGATGAGGCGCTTCACTGGATGAACATGCAGAAGCGCAACCTTTCGGTGGCCGGTGAGTTTCATGAGCTTGACGCAGATGAACTCGACGAGCTCGACGAGTAGTCCCTCACAGGACATCTGCTTCTGCGACCACCCTGCCTCCGCACATCTTGACGGTCACGGGTCGTGTGCTCGTTGTGCCGTCGCAGCCGCACTACCCACCACGCCGTTTCCAAGGCGACTTCATCCTTGTCACAACTTTAGGTGGTCATGTCGGTGGGAGGCGTCGTGATAATTACCAGTCGAAGCACGCTGTCTCCGGGCGCACGCGCAGTTCTCAAGGAGAACGTGGAACGATCATTTGCGCGTGGCGCCACCATTACTGAGATAATGACGCTTTACCGACTCTCCTACGAACTTGCGCATGACATGCGTCGTGCGATGCGCTGTCAACGCACTTCCCGTCGATGCCACCGGCAAGAAATGGATCTTCCCGCATGATGCCTGGACCTATCTTTCAGATCGTCGTTCCGCCGAGCCCGGTGCCGCAGCGCGTCGAGACTAAGGTGCTGCCGATGTCTGACGGCACGCAGGCGGTGGTGCTGGAGATCCACGACGCGTCGGGCGTGAAGTACGTGTTCCTTAACTCGGCTGGTGCGAAGGAACTCGGCGACTCGTTGCTGAATGCGTCGCGTGAAGCGGGATCGGGCTTGATCACCGCCACGCACGTTCCCTTCGGCACGTTGGGCTGAGGGCGGTGATCACGCGTGGCGAACTGGCAGGGCGATCCTGAAGAGCGCCTGCGTGAGATCATCGCGCAGAACATTCAGAAGCAGGTGTTGCGGCCTAGGTGGAAGCCGCTGCCACACCAGGTGCCGCCTCCTGGCGATGATTGGTACGGGTGGATGCTACTCGCCGGTCGTGGTGCCGGCAAGACGGACGCCTGCTCGAATTACATGGTGCGACACGTCAACGGACCACCCTGCCTACCCGGCCCGACGCCACACTGGATGGCGATCATCGCGCCGACGCTAGGTGACGCGGCCACCGCGTGCTTCGCTGGTCCGTCCGGCATTCACACTTACTCACCCGAGGCACAAATGCAGTCGAAGCCCGGTGGGCTGCTGATCACCTGGCCCAACGGCTCGCAGGCTAAGATGTTTGGCACCCGTGATCCGGACGACATCGAGCGACTTCGAGCGGGCGGCAATGTGTGCCTTGTCTGGGCAGAAGAGATGGCTGCGTGGCGCTACCTGAAGGACGCCTGGGATCAGTTTCGCTTCGGTCTTCGCATCGGCAAGCACCCGCGGTGGATCGGGTCGACGACTCCTAAGCCACGTCCACTCATTAAGAAGTTGGCGAAGGGTGACTACCGCAACGTCGTGTTGACGTACGCGACGATGTACGACAACCCTTACCTACCGCAGTCGGTCAAGGACGATCTTGAGGAGGCGTACGCCGGGACCACGATTGGCGCGCAGGAACTCTACGGCCGCCTGGTGGAGCAGGACGAGAACGCGCTCTTTACGCGCGCCAACCTCAACGACAACCGACTCACGGTAGCACCCGGGTGGATGAACAAGATCGCGGTTGGCGTCGACCCATCGGGTGGTGCTGGCGAGCAGGGAATCGTCGTCGTCGGCTCGGGGCAGATCATCACTGCCGAGTCGAAGGGTCGACCAACTAAGCACGGGTTCGTGCTGAAGGACGCAACGGTGCACACCAACCCCGAGGGCTGGGGCCGTGCGGCGGTGCAGACTGCGGTGGACTGGGAGGCTAACGCGGTAATCGTCGAGACGAACTTCGGCGGCGACATGGCCGTCAGCACGATCACCACGGCCGCCGAGCACATGGGCGTTCCGATCCCAGTGAAGACCGTTCACGCGTCGCGTGGTAAGTCTCCGCGTGCGCAGCCCGTGTCGGCGATGGCCGTGCAGGGGCGATGGCACATGGTGAACGAACACCCTGAGCTTGAAGATCAGCTCTGTACGTGGGTCGACTCGTCTGACTGGTCACCCGACCGTCTTGACGCGATGGTGTGGCCCGCGTGGTACATGAAGTTGGTGTCCACAATCTTCAAGGCCGTCGGGTCCTTCGGCGGCAGTCAGATGGCGCACCGTCGCCTGACGCGGAGGCCGCAATGATCACCATGACCACGAAGGAACGTGTGCAGTCCGTACGCATGCGGTACGACAGACTAGTGGCGTCGCCGCCGGTCATGGACGTTTACCTCACGCAGCTTAGGGAGCTGCTCAATGAGAACCATAAGATTCCACACTCAAGCGAACAAGTGAAGATGGAGAACGACCTGCTGGAGATGTTCAAGGTGCTCAACGCCGTGGACAAGGCGAACACAAAGGTGCCGCAGTGATCTCGCTGTTGCTTCCAAGCCGGGGGCGACCCACACAGCTCGTAGAGATGTGGCACACCGCGTGCGAGACTGCCACGGACATTGATGACGTTGAAATGGTGGTGCGTGTTGACGATGACGACTCGTCGTATGATCTGCTGCGGTCACGAGGCGCGAGAGGTCAAGTTCATTGGGTCTCTGGTCGTCGAGACACGATGTCCGCGTTGTGGAACGACTCGTATGATCACGCCCACGGGGATATATACATGCACTGCGCCGACGACATTCGGTTCCGCACGCCCGACTGGGATCTTCACGTCAAGACCGCGTTCGACAAGATCCCAGACCGCATAGCGTTTGTGTACGGACGTGACGGCGTTCACGATCAGAACCTCGGCACGCACGGGTTCCTGAGCAAGGAGTGGGTGGAGATCGTCGGTGAGTTCTTGCCATCCTATTTTTCCTGCGACTTTGCAGATCTATGGATAGATCGTGTCGCTGAGCGGATCGGTCGTCGCATCTTCATTCCTGAGATCTTGACCGAGCACATGCACCCTGCCGTCGGCAAGGGTCCACTTGACCAGACACACCAAGACCGACTCAATCGAGATATCACTGACAATAACCCACAAAGGTATCGTGATCTTCAGTACATACGTGATGAGTGGTGCGAGCAACTGCTCGGAGCGATCATGCATCCGGGGGTGGCGTCGTGATCAAGGGCAGCGACGTCACCGTCCTCATTCCGACCATCGAGGGTCGCGAGGAGATGTTGCGGCGCGCGTACGCGTCGGTTACGGCCCAGCGGGTGCAGCCGGGCAACGTCGTCGTGCAGCTCGACAGCGAACGTCACGGCGCGCACGCGGCTCGCAACGCCGCTCTCAAGGCGGTGATGACGGACTGGGTTGCGTTTCTTGACGACGACGACGAGTTCTGTCCCAATCACTTGAAGGTGCTAGTGCGTGGTGCGAACAAGTCGCACGCCGACATGGTCTTCACGTATGCCAACTTCATTGGGTCGCGTGACCCACTCGCGTGTTGGATCAATGGGCAGTTGATTCCTGAGCCGATCAACGTCCCGTGGAGTGCGCAGGCGGAACACTCCCTCCGTACCTTCGGTAACTTCATTCCCGTCACCTACATGGTGAAGACAGAGCTCGTCAGACGCGTCGGTGGATTCCCCGCGCCCTACGCGTTTGACGCGAGTAAGTCGCAGGACTGCGAGGACTACGGCTTGCTGCTACGCCTCTTGAACGTAGGGGCGAAGTTCCACCACGTTACCGGCGTGAGGACCTGGAACTATAACGTCTGGGGAGGAAACGTCGGAGGCAGAGGGCATGATCGCATGGCTGAGCTTCACCGCAGTGAAGGGAGTGACTGATGCGGTCTCCCTGTCTTACGTCACCGTACCGGGTGCGATCTTCGCGACCCTTAGCGTCCTCACACTCGCCGCAGGTCTTTTCGTCATCATTCGCGCGGCGATGGCGAAGGAGCAGCTTACCCAGCTGCGGTCGGTTCGAGATGACCTTATCGTTGAGCGTGATCTTCAAGACAAAGAGATCTTACGCGTCGTCGCCGAGCGTGACGCCGAACGTGGCCGGCGTGAGGCACTCGAGCTTGTGGTGACGAGTAAGAAAGAGATTGGCGACGTCATGGTTCAACTTAAGAAGCACGATGAGCGCGCCGAGCGGATCGAAAAGAAGGTGACTGAGATTGATCGCAACACTCGACCGACGCGTCAACGGTAACGGCAATGACGTCGAGAACGAAAAGATCTCGAAGCTGCGCGTGTGGATCACCATAACTCGAAGTGTGATCTTCGCGCTGCTTGCGCTAGTTCTTGCCATCGCGATAGTGCTGATCATTGCACAGCAGACTAAGAACGGTGACATCCTCAACGCGATTCGCGCGCAGCAGGTAACCACTCATCGTAGTCAGCAGGAGACTCAGCAGGCGTTGCGGATCTTAATTGACTGCACAACGCCGGGACACGCGTGCAACCTACGAAGCCAGAAGGCCACCACGGACGCGATCAAGACTCTTGAGCAGATCATCATCTATGCCAATGGGTGTCAAGACCGACCCGGCGTGCAGTCTCTCTCCGAGATCGAGGCGTGCGTGACGAAGTTGCTCAAGTGAAGTTCGATTACGCGGTGGCCATGCCGACGATTCCGCCACGTCGAGAGCTGCGACAGGCGGCGTTGAATTCGGTGTGGTGCCAAGATCTGCCGGCCACCGCGGTGTCGGTGGCCATGGACGTGAACCGTGAGGGCGCGTGGCTGACGCGACAGCGCGCGCTGGACGCCGTGCGGACGACGTGGACGTTCTTCCTCGACGACGACGACCTCTTCAAGCCACAGCACACCGCGCACCTGCTGCAGTGCGCGGTGGACACGGACGCGGATTACGTCTTCAGCTACTACGACACCTCGGTCTCGTTGGACGTGCTTCGGTTGTTCGGACACGAGTTCAATCCAGATGAACCGACGCACACCACCATGATCGTTGGAGTCAAGACCGATCTTGCGCAGGAGGTCGGGTTCACGGCGCCGGACGAAGGTGCCACCGTGGGTGGGGAGGATTGGCGGTTTACGCTAGGTTGCGTCAAGGCGGGCGCTCACATCGTTCACTTACCGGAGATGACGTGGATCTGGCGACATCACATTCCCGGCAACACGTCGGGACTACCTACGGGATGGTAACGTGAACCTAACTTACGTGAAGGCAGTGGTAGCCCTCTTGGTCGCCGGCCTGGGATCTCTCTACACGGCGACCGCCGATAACACTCCCATCACCCTGCATCAGTACATCGCCTCGGCGGTGTCCGCGCTGATCGCGTTCGGTGGTGTAATGTTTGCGAACAACAACTGGACAATCGGAAAGACCGATGGGAAGAAGAAAGATGATGGAACTAACACGCCGTGACGCTCTGAAGATCGCGGGTGCGGCGCTTGCAAAGGCGGAGTGGCGCAAGGTCGCCAGTCGATGAGTCTCTGGCTCTTACTAGTCGTCCTCAGCTTCGCGACCTTTCGCGTCACACGGTTGATCGTCTTCGACACGTTCCCTCCCATCGCGTGGTCACGGCGAAAGATCCAGCACGCGCGCCCGTTCGTGCGACACGAGGTGGACGTGCACGAAGACGGCATCATTCGGTTCGGCTACGTCGAGGATTACTGGTGGCTGGGCGAATTGATTGGCTGCATTTGGTGCGCGTCGGCGTACGTGTCGGGTGGCTTGGTGCTCGTCGCGTGGCTGATGTGGGGTATGCCGGCGCCGATCTTGTGCTGGCTTGCGGTGTGGGGTCTAGGAGCGTTCCTAGCGAAGGTGACTTCATAGCCTAACGACGCGATACGATTCCTCCGACTAGGAGGTGTCCGTGGCGTGGTTTAGTCGTAGGACCAAGACCGTGCCGCAGGCACTTACCGCGGACGCGAAGGTCGTGCAAGGTCCCGGCGCGAACGCCGATGAAGATCGCGTCACCGACCCGCGTCGTCGCCTGTATCGCACGCCTGACGTTTGGCAGCGTGAGGTCTGGGACTTCTACGACTCCCTCGGAGAGTTCCGTCAGGGCATCACGTGGAAGGCGAACATGCTTTCTCGCGTCCGCCTCGTCGCGGCTAAGAAGGTCCAGGGCGTGGATGAGCCGCAGCGCCAGGACACCGGACCCGCCGCGGACATCGTCGCCAATCTCGCGGGTGGCATCGGCGGCCAGTCGAGTCTCATGCGCGGGTTCGCCGTCTACGTCAGCGCACCCGGCGAGTGCTACCTCATTGGCGAGACCCAGCCCGACGGCACAAACAAGTGGTACATTCGCTCCATCGAGGAGGTGCGGCCCAGCTCGTTCGACCCGAGCATTATGTCCGTGGCGCAGCCGTACGGCAGGTGGCGCGATCTTCCAGACAACTCCATTGTCGTACGCGTGTGGCGTCCGCATCACCGCTGGCACGCCGTCGCCGACTCGTCCGCACGCGCCGCACGGCCACTGCTGCGCGAACTTGAGCTCATCAACCGGCACATCGCCGCGCAGTACATGAGTCGTCTCGCGTCGGCAGGCATCGTGGTGTTCCCCGACGAGATCACCTTCCCGGTGCGTCCTGAGTTCGCAGATGAGCCTGATCCGTTCGTTGCCGAGTGGATCGAGATCGCCGCCGAGGCGATCAAGACTCCCGGCACGGCGTCTGCGGTCATCCCGATCCCGATCAAGGTGCCGGGTGAGTTCGTCGATAAGGTACGGCACATCGACTTCACGCTTCGGCTCGACGATCAGATCATCAATAAGCGTGACAGCACGCTCTCTCGACTGGCGATCTCACTGGACATGCCGCCCGAGGCGCTCCTCGGCACGAAGGACGTCAACCACTGGAACGCCTGGCTCATCGACGAGCAGGGAGTGAAGATCCACGTGGCGCCCGACGTCGAGATCATCTGCGACGCGCTCACGACGGGCTACCTCAAGCCGATGCTCGACGCGGCGGGCGAGGACCCGGAAGATTGGGTCGTCTGGTACGACGCATCCGAGCTCATCCTTCGTCCCGACCGTAGCGAGAACGCGAAGGACGCCTACGACAGGCTGGAGATCAACGGCGACGCGCTGCGTCGTGAGACTGGGTTCAGCGATCTTGACAAGCCGGGCGACGACGACCTGCGACGCATGATCTTGCTGAAGACCGCCACCGAACCCGTGAACGCGTTCGCCGCAATGGACGAGCTTGGACTCGAGGTGACACACGACACGCCACCCACCGCGCCGCGTCCTCCCGCCGAGCCACCACCGGACAACCCGCCGCCCACCGATAAGAACCCGCCGGCACCTCAGCCGCAGCGTGACGTGCAGCCACCCAAGTCGCGCGGCATCACCGAGCAGCTCGCGCACCAGGCGACGCTGACGCACGGTCTTAAGATCGAGTTCGACGGCTGGACGATCCTGCATCCGCACGACTGCGTTGATCACATGTTCTCGTGTCCCATGACGCACGCGATGTGGAAGCCCGCCGTCGGCGCGTTGCCCGGGAGCTCGGGCACGTACCGTTGCTGGCTCAACGCCACCGGTGCCCCCGTGATCGGCGAGCGGATCTACAACGGTGACGCGGCGGACATGCATCCTTCAAAGAAGCATCACACCGCAATGGCCGGCATTAGTGGGGCCTAGTCATGAAGCTAAAGGGACCCACGTCGGACGACATCGGTCTCATGGGGGACGTCTTCACCGAGGCCGCGTGGAACGCGATCAACCGCGTGCTCGACAAGACGGCGAGTGGACTTCACGGCGTGGTGACGGTGGACGACCTGACGCTTGTGAAGAGTCACTGGACCCGCGAAGTCGACTCGCTGATTGACTTCGTGCAGCAGTCTTACGACCTTGGGTCGGGCATCACGCGCATCAACCAGCATGAGGCGATCGTGCAGCACCTCGGCCTCACCGCGGCCGCGGGCGAACCCGTCGGCGCGGGCGACGATAGCTTCAAGATTCCGAAGGTGCACAACCCGCAGGTGGACACCTTCCTGGCGAACGCGCGCAACCGGCTCGTCGGCGTCGGCAACGACGTGTGGGGCGCGGCGCGATCTCAACTACTTGAGGGGATTCAGGCGGGTGAAGGTTTGCCCGCGCTGAGGCAGCGTGTCGTCGAGTCGGCGAACGTGTCAGGATCGCGCGCCGAGGTGATCGCGCGATCAGAGACCGGACACGCGATGAACCAGGGCTCGTTGGATCAGATGAAGATGTTGACCAACGTGCAGACCATGAAGGAGTGGATTGCGGTCAACGATGACCGCACTCGTCCCGAGCATGCCGAGGTTGACGGCGAGCAGGTTCCGCTGGACTCCGTGTTCTCCACGGGCGACGACCCGGGTGATGAGCCTAACTGTCGCTGCACACTGGGCTTTGACATCGCGGACGATGACACGATCACCACCGACGTTCAGACCGGCGAGCCGATCAGCAGCCAGGACTCGTTTGTTCAGCAGGCGTGTGGGTGCACAAGTCCCGTCGGCGTTGGCTTAAGTGCGAGTGCGTTGATCACGTTCGCCGGTTACGACCCCGCGTACGCCAAGGCTTACCGTGAGAAGCAGAAGGCTAAGCGTGCGGCGGAGAAGGCAGCCGCCGAAGGTTACGTGCCGCCACCCGTCGCCGCACCTGCTAAGAAGTTTCTCGATGACACCGCGGCGGAGTCGACTGCACTTGAATCGCCGTGCGCATGCGCAGGGATATCTTCTGATACATCTCTTGTGACTGATCGCTTTGCCACACTATCTCCTGGACAGAACGCACGATACGATCTTAGCGGTAATGCAGGATTTCGAGCAGATGCCTTGACCGCCGAGAACTTGAAGTACGCTGGTATCACCAACTCGGCGTATCGCACGCGTATCTTGAACTTGAATAAGGTTCTTGAGGAGCGATTCGGCTATCACTTTACATCAGCTGAGAACGCAGCTTCGGCGATGTACGGTAAGCCAGGCTACGAAGTCATAGCGTACGTGCGTGACGGTAACTACCTAGGTGTGAATGGTAACGAACTGATCGACAAATTCATCAGGGCTGACGAGAAGTCCGGTTGGCTTCAGCATGGGTCGGGTGGCATTGAGGACACACTGGTGCATGAGTTCGGACACGTCCTCATGCGGCCGGCGGGTGGCTGGGTTCCTGCATCACGCGAGTACTCACGTGCAGTATCAGCAGCGAATAGCGCCGCCCGTGCCGCAGGTGCGCCGCAGGGTTTACACGTATCTGACTACGCTAAGGAGTCCGCAGGTGAGCGTGATGCTGAGCTGTGGGCCAACTACAACATGGGTGGCACACGACGACCTGATTGGGTAGTCAAGTGGGGTGAGACATTCATGCGTGAACTAGGTCTTGATCCCACTCCGCTTTGCGTTGACTTAGGAAGGTGCCCATGACGAGTCCGCGTAACGCACCCACTGATGCGGAAGAGATCACACCGGGATTCTTCTTCCGCAAGGACTACACACCTGATGCGGAGCTGCACTTGGGGAGTCGTGGAGTCATCACTGCTGGCACGCATTCTCGTTTTGGTACGGTAACCACGTCTGGAGGCACCATGACCGAGCTACTCACACCTGAGTCCGAAGAAGACTTCGGCGGTAAGCCGAGTCCCGGCACTCCAGCCGACAAGCGTAAGAGGGTCAACAAGCCGGGTGCGGCGAAGAAGGCCGCGGCGGACGACACCGAGATGGACGCCCCACCCGTCATGACCGAAGCGCCCATGTGGCGCGGGCCCCTCGTCGTCGAGGGAACGCCGACTGGCGACGGGCGTGAGTTCGCGCTCGACTCGCTTTCCTGGGCGGACCCGCCACTGCCGCTGCGCTGGCAATACGAGGACTCTCACGGCGGCGTGCCGCAGAACAAGACCGTGAACGTCGGCACGATACAGCGTGTGTACCGCGAGCCCGGACCCGACGGCACGAACCAGATCATGGCCGAGGGGATCTTCGACCTCGGCGGATCCGACGACGACCTGTCACACGAGGCGTACCGGCGCAACCAGGCAGGTGCGCTCACGGGAATCAGCATCGATGCCGACGACATCACCGACGCCGACGTCGAGTACGTGTGGGCCGATCCCGAAGAGGGTGAGGAAGACGACGAGGACAGCTTGTTCAAGATGCTGTTCGCGGCGCCAGACAAGATCATCTTTCACTCGGCCCGCGTTCGCGCCGCCACTCTCTGCGACATTCCCGCGTTCGTCGAGGCTAAGATCATGCCCATCCCCGAGGATGAGCGATCTGCGATGGCACTCGAAGCCGCGAAGTCGAACGTGCACGAGACCGCAACGTCCGACGGCACCTGGGACTCGGCGGTTCACGCCAGCCGCGTCGTCGAAGCCACCGTCGATCACGAGGTCTTCGGGATCTTGCATCACGAGGTCGGCGAGGACGGCGTCGCGGGTGCGGCCAACGTCACCGCCTGCGCCGCGGGAATTGGCTTGCTTCACGGCGGACGTGGTGGCTCTGAACTTTCCGAGTCTGATCGTCGTCTCGCTTACGATCACTTGGCGAAGCATCTCGAGGACGCGGGCCAGACGCCGCCGCCCTTCGAGACTTCAGCCGAGGTGATCGTCGCGTCGAGCTGGACGGACCAGGTGTGGCGTCCGCCTGCGGAGTGGTTCACCAACCCTGGGCTCGGACAGTACGTGCCGATCATGGTCACCGACGCGGGTCGTGTGTACGGCCACGCGGCCGCGTGGGCGCAGTGTCACCTTGGCTACATGGACGAGTGCGTCATGCCGCCGCGCGAAGATCTTCACGCGTACTTCCTCACGGGTGAGGTTCCGCTGGACGACGGCACCACCGTCGCCGTCGGCCAGATCACCGCGGGAATCGAGCACGCCGCACTTCACCTGAGCGCGTCGAAGGCGAAGGAGCACTACGAGAACACCGACGCGTGCGTCGCCGACGTGGTCGTAGGTAACGACAAGCACGGCATCTGGGTCGCGGGCGCGATCCGGCCGTGGGCTCACGCGTCCCGGGTGCACTCACTGCGTGCGTCGGGGCAGGTCTCTCCCGACTGGCGGCGCATTGGCGGAGCGCTTCGGATGGTCGCGCTTCTCACGGTGAATACCTCCGGCTACCAGGCACCGTCGAGTCGCTCGTTCGTCGCCTCGGGAGAGATCCGTTCGCTCGTCGCGTCCGGCATCGTCCCGGTGCAGCGGCCCAAGCAGGCTGAACTTTCTGAGGAAGAGCTCGAGCAGATCGCGATGCGCGCCGTGCAGCGCAAGTTGATCGAGCGTGTTCACGGTAAGAGGGAGGTGTAAGCCAAAATGTGTGGGTGCAACAAGCCAGTGATCCAGGCGCCCCCGGCTCCGCCGCCGCAGCCCGAGCCGGTACAGACTCCGGAACCTGCCAAGTGAAGTGATTACGCCGTACACACCGTGTGAACCTGATACTGTTCATTACGAACCCCACTGATGGGTAACCAATCTCGAAAGGAGTCGTCAGATGGCTGACGACATTGTTCAGGTCCCCGCGGACCTCACGCTCATCAGTGATGAAGAGCTGGCGGAAGTCGAAGAGCGGGCGACCGCCGAGTTCGATCGGTTGTCAAACGACGACAACGTCACCGCGGAGGGCCTCGAGTACCAAATGCGGCTGGCGAACGACATCGACCGCATCAACGCCGAGAAGGCCGGGCGCACCGCCCGCGCTGAACTCGCCGCAGAGACCGAGCGTGCGCGCATGCTCGAGACTCGCGAGGCGTTGCGCGAGCGTGTTCACGGCCCCAGCGACGGCGAAGGTGGAGGCGGCGGCAACGGCGCGGTTCCCGGCGAGCTGTCGGCCGAGGTCCTCGCGGCGATCACCGAGGCCGCGTCACGTGGCGTCGCGCAGACCTTAGTCGCGGCGGCCGGCGAGCGTCGGGTGCGTGGGAACGGCGGACTCGCGACGCTGGCCGACGCGCGCAAGGCTGCGCCGCCCGTGGACGTGTCGAAGAACAAGAAGCTGGCTGTCACCGCTGGCGTCGACATTCCTGGCGTCGCGCGTGGCTCAAACATGACCTCACTCGACGACATCGTCGAGGCGTTCCAGCGCGCCGCCAAGTCGGCGCCCGTGACGCGCAACGCGCCGCAGGAGCGTCTGGTCTGCACGATCCGCAACGAGTTCGAGCACACCGTGGACGACCGCACGTCGCCCGCGCAGATGGACGAGCTCATCAACTACCTGCGGCGTCCCGAGAAGATGCAGTCCCTCGTCGCGGGTGGCGGCTGGTGCGCGCCGTCCGAGATCAAGTACGACTTCTTCAACGTCTCGGGCGTGGACGGACTGATCGACCTTCCCACCGTCGGCATCAGTCGCGGCGGCCTGAAGTTCCCGGTCTCGCCGTCCATCGCCGACGCCTTCGGCTCGAAGGGTCTCGCGCCGTTCGCCGTCGCGTTCACCTCGGGCTCGGATCCCTGGGTCTGGACGGAGACCGACGACATCGCGGCGGTTACCGGCTCGCCGACCAAGCCGACGATCCGAGTCGCCTGCCCGTCGTTCTCCGAGCAGCGGCTTGAGTGCTATGGCATTACGCTGACCGCGGGCAACCTGACGGATGACGCGTACCCCGAGGCCACCGCGCACACGCTGCGTCTGCTCCTCACCGCGTGGCAGCACGCGCAGAACGCGCGCATCATCTCCCAGATGGTCGCGCTCTCGACCACAGTCGCCACCGGCCTCGGCTCGGCGGGCAGCTCGCCCGTATACCAGACCGTCGTGAACGGCATCGACCTCGCCTGCACCGACTACCGTGCCAAGTTCGCCATCCCGGACGAGGTGCCGTTGGAGACGGTGCTGCCGTACTGGGTCAAGGACCTCATCCAGGCGGACCTCGCGTGGCGCGCGTTCGGCAACACGCTGTCGGTTTCGGATACCGAAATCGACCAGTACCTGGCGGCGCGTAACATTCGCGTCCAGTGGGTCGGCGACTGGCAGTTCCGCGGAGCGGGTCAGTTCGGCAACCCGAACACCTCGATGATCGCCTGGCCTACGACCGCAAGCATCATGGTCTACGCGGCGGGTACGTTCATCAAGGGCAACGGCCTTACCCTCGACCTCGGCGTCGTTCGCGACTCCGTCCTCAACGCGACGAACGACTTCACCGCCGCGTGGTCCGAGGAATGCCACCTGGTGGCGAAGGTCGGCAACGAGTCGCGCGTCTACAACCTTAACTTTGGCGTCAATGGCGCCACGGGTGGTTCGGCGTACGTCCTCGGCACCCCGACGGCGCGCATCTAAGCCACAGCGGACTACGTGGCTACGATCAAGGAGACGAGGTGAACGATGGCGGGTATGCGGCAGGTGGTCGACCCGCCATCGTACACTCCTAGTCCCTTCGGTCTACTCACTGCGGTTGAGTTTCCACCCGCGCCTGAGCACTGGATGCAGGGCATCACGTATCAGTCGCTGTGCGACTCGGGTGGACCGTCCGGGCACCTCGGCGCGAGCACGTACGCGGCGGGTTGCATTGCCGTTACCGGAACGGGTTCGCCGCCGTCACCCGCGAATCTCGCCAACACGGTGAGCTCGGTGACGCGTGGCGCCACCTCGTTCGTCGTGTACTCAGAGTTTGACTGCGCACCCGTGGGGAATCAGCAGGCGCAGGCGACCGCGGAACGCGCGTTGTCCGTCGCCGAACCATGGCAGGTGGAGAACGCGTTTTGGACTGGTCAAGCTGGTGGGCAGCAAGTAGTCTTCCCGCACCTAGCTGCGAATGCCGTGGTGAGGGATTCGGATGGTGTGCTGCTTCAGCCTTCGGCGGTGAACGTTACGGGTGTAAGTGGCGACCTGCTGAACGCGGCAACCGCACTTGGGTTGATCGAATCCGCGATGGGAGACTGCTACGGAGGCGTCGGCGTCATCCACGTCCCCGACATCTTGCTACCCACGCTCGACGCCTGGGACCTGATCAAGCGTACCGGCAACTCCCCGACGCTCTACACGGCGAACGGGAACAAGGTGGCGGTGGGCATTGGCTTCCAGGGCACTGGTCCTGACGGCTCCAACCGCAGTGGAAACGCGTGTTGGATGTACGGCACGGGCAACGTGTTTGGCTATCGGTCGCAGGTTCGCGTGCGCGCCCCGCAGGGCGCGCAGGCGATGGACCGTGCGGTGAACACGATGCGAATGATCGCCGAGCGCACCTACGTGCTCGGCTGGGATTGCTGCCTCTTCGCAGCGCAAGTATCACTTGGTGTTCCGAAGGGAACGTGAGGTAATCATGGCATCAGTCTGCGGCGCACCTATCAAGGGTGTCGTCATTCGCATCGTTCAGCTGGACGTCTGCGGCAACCCCGTCACCGGCGCGTCGAGTCACGTCGTCGTCACCAACCTGTTCACCCAGGTCGCAATGACGCCGCAGTACGAGGCGGGCACCGACTTCTTCGAGCGTACCGCCGACGGCGGCATTGGCGTCAACCAGGTCGATCCTCCGATCTTGAAGCGCATGTCGCTCCAGACGGACCTCCTGACGGTGGACCCGGACATGATGCCGTACGTGCTGTCCGCACGTGAGCTCGTCACGTCGGCACCCGTTAGCGGCATGGGCTTTGCGTTGTCCGAGGGCCCGTCGAGCGCGCACTACTCGATGGAGGTGTGGCAGCGCGTGGCAGGCGCGGGCGCGTGCAACGCCGCGGGTCTTGCGCAGTACGTGTACAACGCGTGGCCGCACTGCTACAACACGCAGGTGGGTGCGTACAACGTCAGCAACGCGCGCTCGACGTTGAGCTTCATCTGCGACACCGCCGCCGCGTCGTCGCAGTGGTTTGACGGCCCGGGTGCATCGACGTGGCTGCCCACCGGTACGCCTGCGGCGCTAACCACCGAGCACTGGCTGTGGAACATCACGACCAACGCGCCGCCGACCGCCGCGTGTGGTTCGGTCATTCTAGCGTAAGGGAGCAAACTGATGAACGAGTTCCGGGAGAAGTTGCTCACCATTGGGGTGATCAGCAAGCGCACGCGCTCTACGATCGTGGAGGGGCGCGTGCACCCGGAGTCGGGGCTGCCCTACAAGGCAACTACCGATGAACACGACAACACCGTGGTCGAGCACTCAAAGCCTGGCACGGCGGTAAGCCAACGACAGGACGTCGAGCTACGTCCAAAGATTGTGGAGATGTGACGGCTATGGCTGATGCGAGGCTTGAAGAATTGATCAGCAATCTCAACAAGGCAGCGTCTGATCATGTGTCAGAGCCGACGCAAGAAAATCTTCAGGCTCATGATCAAGCCGCCGTCGAGCTTGCACGGTACCGCGCGGGTAATCGCGCCACCGGAGGAATGTCCGTTGGTGGCGGAGCAACCGTCAGTTCATCGAATGGATAGGGAACCATCATGGCAATTACCTCGTTGATCCAGTCGGCGACAATCCGCGACGCGTTCAAAAACGCAATTGCGCTCAACTGGGGTGGCACTTCGCCTGACACGATCAACATTGCGTTGTTCAACAACACGTTGACCAACTCGCAAGACACGGACCCTGCGACGTACAACGTTGCGCCGTACAACGCCAACGAGGTCTCGGGCACCGGCTGGGCTGCTGGCGGCGTCGCACTGGGATCACCGACGATGACACTCGTGAGCACCGTCGGTGTGATGTTCGATGCCAACGACGTATCGCAAGCGGCGACCACACTTACTAACGTGCGTGGCTGCGCGATCTACGACAACACCCTGTCGCCAAAGGCCGTGATCATGGCGATCACGTTCGGCGCGGACTATTCGACTGTCTCCGGAACGTTCGCCGTTACTTGGGATGCTAACGGCTTGGCACGTATCACTCTGCACTAATCCGCTGAGTGCCAACGTCGCCACCTCGCGAGGTAGGTGATCATGGCGGTTACCAGTAATACCTGCGAGGGCACGGACACCACCGCCGTCTCTACCAGTAATTCGGGTGGCCCTGATCAATTCGATACTGCGGTCGTCTCGGGATCCGGAAACACTCTCACTTATAGCGCTACGCATTCCCATCTCGGTTCGACGGCAATTCTTTGTTCCGTAGGTTCTACCGCTGGAACTGCATATTTCGGCTGGAACACTACAACGCTCGGAGCATCGTCAACCGCCACACATTACGCGCGCTTCTACTTCTACTGCACCTCATTCCCGGCTAATGGCGTCGCACGTAGGTTGTTTAGTTTCTTTGACGCCGTCGGTGGCGGCACCCTCACTATGGCGGTGCAGCTTTCTAAGGCATCCAATAACACGACGCTACGCACGGTTGCATCTAACGGCACAACGGTGCTGACCACCGGCACTACACACCTTTCGCTCAACACGTGGTATCGAGTTGATATTAGTGTGACGCCTTCAACGACAACCGGGTCGGTAGACTGCCGGTTGTTCGCGGGTGCGGATCTTGAATCAGCGGTAGGCAGCTTCACTGAGCAATTGGCCGTGTCTGGCTCTGCCGCACTTACCGCCGTGATCGGCGAAGCACGGTTCGGGCTTCCCACCTCGCTAGCGACGTTCAACGCATACATTGATGACGTTGCTGCAACGACGGATGGCTTCATCGGTCCGGCAGGAACGAACGCGACGGCAACGCCGACGGCGATCGCCGCAACGACGTCGGTACCGACACCATCAGTCACCCTGTCTACCAATGTCACACCTACCGCGATTGCGGCAACGTCATCGCTGCCTACGCCAAGTGTTGACAAGATCTCGGCTACAGCTATCGGCGCGAGCACATCGATTCTGGTCCCGAAACTTCCGATCACCAGCGTTACGGCTGTCCCCGGCTCGACGTCGATCCCGACGCCGACGGTCAGTGAAAGCGTGGTTATCACTTCGGTTTCGATTTCCGCAACGAGTGCGTTGTTCGCGCCGTCGATTCCTACCGGAGTGTCGATCTTCCCGATTTCGATCATCCCTATGACTGCGGTGTACCTGCCTGCGTGGGGTACGTCGTTGTCGAGTGTGCACTACGGCGGCAGCGCAAGTGATCTTGGCGGTGGATCGGGCGTGTGGGTGAACGTCACGCTTGCCACGGGCAGCAACGATGATCAGTACGCCGTGTGGGCGGTGCCCTAATGACGATCAACGTCACTAGTCATGCGTCTACCACCGCAGGCGGTACTCCGTCGATCACCATTCCATCCGGTGGGTCTGCGCCTGTGTCTGGTGATCTTATGTATCTGCTCGTGCAGGCGAATGTGAACACCACACTCACTCCGCCGAGTGGTTGGACAGCCACGTCTGATTCACCACTCGGTCCGCTCAGCGCTACGAACTGCGTGACGTGGCTCTTTACTCGTACGTCTGATGGCACTGAGGGTGGAACTACGTGGTCGGGAACGTTTGGTGCCGCGCCGAGATGGTCAGTGATTCTGTTGATCGCAGACAGCTTGTCACAAGATCAAACTCCGGTGTCTTTCAGCGACGATACTGCCGACGGCAACCTTGTGATGTCGGCGATCACTCCTGTTGCGAACGATTGCATGCTTGTAGCACTCGCAGGCATCACTACCACATCGGCACAGGGCACGTTCACAACGACGCCGCCGAGCGGCTGGACTGAAGACGCAGATGATCAAGACGGCTTTCTAACTGCGTCCAACGTCGGCTTATGGGCAGGGCATAAGCAGCTAGTCGGGCAGGCCGGTGTTTCGCAGTCCGCACCAACGGCAACCGTCACGGTGAATCATCGATCCAACGGTTGGATCATCGCACTTGCGCCTGCTAGCACTAATGCCACTGCAACACCTACGGCTATTGCCGTCACTACGTCGGTACTGGCACCAACTGTTAGTACCGCCGCCACCGCAACGCCTACGGCTATTGCATCCACTACCTCGATACCGGAACCAACTGTCGCTGCCGGTGTTTCGTCGTCGGTACTAGAGATCTCTGGGTTTGGTTCGTTTACCGAAGTGCACCCAACCGATACGATCAATGCAGTTTACGTAACGGTCAACGCGTTCTATGACGAGACGAAGATCGGCATTGTTGCATCATCGATCAGTTCTACGTCGTCAATATCAACTCCGGTCGTGGCAAAAAATGCATCCGTGACGGCAAGTGCTGTACCCGGCTCGACGTCTCTTTATCCTGGATCATTCGGAAGTGGTGTGTCGATCTCTCCGACACGTGTGCCCGGAACGACCGCGATCAATGCTACGGCAGTGAGTACGTCGATTACGAGTTCCGCAACGAGAGTTCCGGGCACAACGAGTTTCTTTACCTCATCGATCGTGCACGTTGGATCAAAGGTCACCGCGACTGCGATTGCGGCAACGGTCAGCTTCACGGCACCAACGATCAACACCGGTACCGGAGTGCTGTACGGATCGGGTGTCGGCGGTTGGTGGCAGAGTTTGGGTGAAGCCAAGTCTTCGGCGTACACGCGCATTACGAACGCGTTCGTCGGAACTGGTAACCATCTCAAGATCATTCGTTTGTTCGACTCTACGGTGCCGAGCTACGTCAACGCGAACACGGCGGTGTTTTTCGATCCTGGAAATACCGTCACGGCTGCGCAAGTGCAGATGTTGGCCGCGCGCGCCGGTACGCAATATCTCTCGGTGGCGCACGAACCTAACTTTTCCAAGGGTTACGCCACGGGTGCCGACTGGGGAGCAGTGCAGAACGCTGCGCAGGATGTGATCGATGCGAACGGACGAGGCAAAGTGTTTCTTGTGCCGACGCTCGAAGGTGGCACCTACATCCCGGGGCGGAATCCTGATCTTACCGCCGAGCAATGGTTCTCCGGTTGGGATATGTCGCGTATTAGTTTCATCGGCGGAGACATGTATCAATGGGGCACTGACGATGCGTCCGCACAAACGGCGTCGACCGTCTTGCAACACTCAATTGATCTAGCTCGATCAATGGGCAAAAAGATCATGTACGGTGAACTTGGTACGCGACGCCTCAATCCTCCGTACTCGCCCGGTATCTCTGATGGCGCGCGTCGAGACTTCCTCGTTGACGTCATTGCACTTATGGATGCCAACAGCGATGTGGTCGTTGCGACCATGATGTTTGAATCCGACAACGGCGCGAGCAACATGAAGCCGTGGCCGATCACTCACCCGACCAACCCAAGCTATTCGCCACTGGCAGCCGCCGCGTACGCAACAGCAGCGAGTCGGTGATCACTCATGGATAAGCCGACTTACCAACTCTGGGATGGAACGACAGCGCAGATCGGCAGCACCAAATCCGGGAAAGCTTCTACTGATCCCAATCACATCGATCAAGTTGTCTTCACCGGAGTGACGTACTCGCAATTGCCGAACCTCCGACTCAGGATCTTCGCCAACTCAGGCAGTTCGCAAAGTGGCGCGCGGCAATATGTCGACTACGCCGTCATGAACGTTAGCTATCTGCTCGTCGTGACGAACGTCAACATCACTGCCACTGTGGTTCCCGGTTCTACGTCGATTCCTGTTGCAGTAGTGCACAGCGATGTGCAGATCTCTCCGACTGTGATCGGCGCAATCACGACGATTCCTGCGCCGACGGTCGGCACGTTGGTGACTGCAACGCCAAGTGCTATCGCAGCTACGACATCGATCCCGACGCCGACGATCACTAGCAACGCGTCAATCACTGCAAGTGCTATCGGTGGAACGTCTACGATTCCAACCCCGACGGTTACCAGCTCGGTATTGATCGAGTCGTTTGTTCTCGATGTCGAGGCAGTGATCGGAAATCCGTTGATCACTGGCGTCGGTATCGGCACGCCGTACAACGTTTTGAAGTCCGAAACGGCTGTCTCTGCGGCTACGAGTTACCAAGTCACCGCAACAACGAGCACGGTTGCCGGGGATGCAATCGTGGTGTTTTTCACCAACAACACTACGGACTGCACCGGGATCACTGACTCTGCCGGGAACACGTACAACCTAGAGATCAGCGAGATCGGCAACAGCTTCATCAAAGTCTACTGCTACGTCGCAGTGAACACCTCGCCGCTAACGGCGGGCGTGAGTTGGATCAAGGCAACGTTCACGAGCGCTACCGGTACCGTCGCGATGATCGCACGCGCCGCGTCGGGCATCGTCACCACATCGACTAAAGACAGCGCTGGCGAAGCAACGGGGCAGTCTTCGACCGGCAGCACCGCACCCGCCGTGTCCGGCTCTACGACGCGCACACAGGCGTCAGAGTGGATGCTCGCGTGCATCTCCAACGGCATCAGCGGTGGATCACCGAGCAACTGGACCGGGAACTTTGTTCCCGTTGATCAGACGCACGTGAGCACGGCATTCTGGTCCACCGTTGCTGATCAAATCACCGGGGACACATCGACGGTCAACGTCAGTGCAACGATCTTGTCTGCACGATGGACGGTGTTGCAGGTCGCACTCAAGGGTGTTCTCGTAGGCGGAGCGTCTCCCACCCCGAGTACCGTACCAAGTAGCACGTCGATTCCGACTCCGGTCGTTTCGGTTTCCGTAGCGATCACCGCGACTGCGATCAGTGCGACTACCAGCGTTTCGACTCCGGCTGTAGCCACCAGTGACACCGTGACGCCCGCCGTCATTGCGGCGAGCACAACGATCTTCACTCCCGCAGTGTCGGCGGCGGGAAACGTCAACGTTCAAGCTACTGCGATCTCTGCGACCACATCGATCCCCGCGCCGGTCGTGCACGTTGGTTCGACGGTAGCCGCAGTCGCGACTTCGTCTACAACTTTGATCTTCACTCCGGTCATCACTAGTTCGGTAGCGATCACCGCATCAGCCATTGCGGCCACCACTACCATTCCGACTCCGGTCACGTCGGCATCGAGCACCGCGACGCCTACGCGCGTTCCCGGCACGACGGCGATCTTCACTCCGACGATCACGAGCAACGCAAGCGCGAGTGCCGCCGCGATCCCGGCGAGCACGTCGATCCCGGCACCGGTGATCACGAGCAGCGTAGCGATTACAGCAACGGCAATCGCAGGCACTACAACGATCTTTGCACCAACGATCACGAGCAGTGCGGCGATCACGGCAACCGCAGTCAATGCAACTACTGCGATCTTCGCGGGCACAGTGTCGGTCGGATCTCGGATCACTGCGACCGCGATCTCGGTGACAACGACGATTCCTACTCCGCAGGTTATCGCGTCCGGGAACGTCAACGTATTCCCCAGCATCATCGCCGCAAGCACGGGTATTACGGCGCCCGTAGCGCACTCGTCTATAGACGCCGCAGCAACTACCGTGCTCGGCACAACGTCGATCTACACGCCTCCGGTGATCATCGCCGGCACGGGAAGTACGGTCACACCGACTGCAGTTCTCGGCAGCACGTTAGTGCCATCAGGAAACCTATCCGTCGGCAGCATCATCACTGCGGCCGCAGTCAGCACAACCAGTTTGATACCGCTACCTCACATCATCATCGACATCACACTGCACCCATCGACAATCTTAAGTTCGACATCAATTTTGCCCGGCACCTTCACCAGCGATGCCGTGCCTGCGGCGCCTACCATTATGGCGGCGGCGCGCGTCTGGAACCCATCGGTGTCGGCACAGGGTAACGTCGAGCTCGCATCTTCGGCGATCCAAGGAACTGTGCTCATCTACACGCCGTTGCTCAACCGGGTGACTGACAGTCTCATCGTTGTTCACGGTCGTGAGGCCACGCAGTTCATCGGTGGACGTGAGAATGCCCTTGTCATTAGCGGGCGAACTGGTAAGGTTTTAGTATCTGGCAGAGAGTCGGGAACGCCGTCATGACGAGTCCTCCTACCGTAGGCATCGGTCCATTCGTCGTTGGTGAGATCCCAGCGCCGTTAGCCTACGACTTTCAAGAGTTTGACGGCACTGTGCTTGATCTTTCAGGTTACACGGTCAAGTTCTACTACAGGGAGAAGTTCGATCAAACGGCGGCTACTAGATCTGCGGTGCTGCAGCCATCAGCGAATAAGGGCCGTGTAGTCTACTCGTGGACGGGAACGGACCTTGTCTCACCTGGGCACTACTCGGCGCAGTTCTTCGCTGGCAACGGCGTGCAACGGTACGCTTCCAACTTGATCACATTCGACGTTGCATCCGCCGTCGGTCCGATCCCAGCGATCTAAGGAAGGGATGTTATGAGCAATCAGTTCGGGCCACAGACTTCGTGGCCGTGTCAGTTCACTTGCGACGTCTCTACCGAGTCGGCGACGGCAACCGGTATCGCCGCAATGACGGCGACCCAAGTGATCTGGGCATTGAGTGGTAGGCGGTTCACCACGATGGCGGATGTGACGTTACGTCCGTGTCCTAACTGGAAGCGTGACACGCCATTTCCGGACAGCTGGATGTCGTGGCCAGGCACACAAGCACCTCCACTAGGTGCTACGTCAAGTGGTGGGTATGAACCCGGCTGGTGGTTTGGTGCTGGTTGTGGATCGTGTTTAGACGGCTGCACGTGCCCGACGCCGCTTACCGAAGTCAAACTACCCGCGCCGGTGTACTCAATCACCACCGTACGGGTTGACGGCATGCCGCTAGTGACTGGCGCGTACCGACTTGACGATAACTGTAAGCTTATGAGGGTGGACGGAGGATCGTGGCCAGTAAGTAATAACCTGACGCTCGATGACAGCCAGGTCGGAACGTGGTCGGTGACTGCTAAGTACGGTGAGGGATTACCTGACGGCGCAAACCTCGCCGTCGGCGAGCTGGCGTGCGAGATCTTGAAGGCGATGAACGGCGAGGACTGCCGCCTGCCACGCACGGTCACGAACATCGTACGGCAGGGCGTGTCGGTGTCGATACCCAGCGTGTCCGACATGTTCGCCAATGGCGTCACTGGTCTCTACCTCGTCGACATCTTCATTAAGACGTGGAATCCAAAAGCGTTACGCGCACGGGCGCGTTCTTACTCAGTGGACTCGCTCGGACCGCGCAGGGTGGGGACGTCGTCGTGACTCTGAAGCTTTACGATCAGGCGCGCATCGTTGAGACCGACGGCGGGTTTGCCATGCAGATCGACGCGGCTTGCTTCGCGGCGGCGGTCACGGCGTTTGGCGCCGCGCCGCTAGCCGACCCAACGAAGCAGGCGCAGCGCATGGGCTTGGTGTCCCAGATCTTTGCCAACGTGCACGCCCAGTACTCGATCTTTGCCTGGGTATGCGTGTCGCAGGCGTCACTTAACACGGCCGCAGATCTTACCGACGCGTTCATTACCACAACGTGCACGGGCTTCTTTGACGTAATCTCTCAGCAGGTGATTCCTAAGTGACCAGCGTGTATCAGCAACCTGTGACCGGCTACGGCGCGGCGTACTTTATCCTCGGCCAGGTGCGTGACGCGATTCAGCAGCAGCTGCAGAGCACCTCGACGAGCATCTCGCGCGTCGGGATCGTGCCGGGTGCCATCGCCTGGGACGGGTGCGACGACTGCGGGCAGCTAGCACTCGCGGCGCAACGCTTCTACCTCACCGACAACTTCCCCGTGGAGGTCGCCACCTCGGACATGGGACACGGCTCGATCTTAGGCATGGATGCGGTGGTGCAGGCGATCCGATGCGCGCCAACCGTTGGGGTCAACGGCGCGCCGCCGACCACGTCCGCGTTTGACGCGTCGGCGCAGCAGGTTCTCGACGACGCCTTCGCCTGCCTGTGCGCGACGCAAACGGTGCTCGAAAACGACTTCAACACCGGGGTGATCTTGGCTTACCTAATCAGGCAGCAGGTGTTCGTCGGGCCCGAGGGCGCGTGTGTCGGGTCTGAGCTTTCGTTCGCGGTTGGGATTCAGCGATGAGCTGGCGCGTCGAAGTTCCAACCGCCGAGGTGAACGCCGCACTGGCGGGTCCCAACGGCATTCTCATGAAGGGTATGTTGCGCCGCGGGTTGCGGGTAGAGACGTCGGCGAAGCGCATGGCTCCCGCGAATAAGGGACGTCTTCGCCAGTCAATCACCACAAAGATCGTGTATAAGTCTGTGGACGGGATGATCGTTCCGGTGGCCGAGGTCGGCACGGACGTCGATTACGCGGGCTTCGTGCACGACGGTACGGGCGTGTATGGGCCGACGGGCCAGCCCATTCGTCCTAAGCACTACTCGTACCTGGTCTTCACAACGAAGTCGGGAATCTTAATTCACGCCACGTCGGTTCGTGGTCAACGCGGCACTCCGTTCCTGAAGGACGCGTTGCGCTCGACCATTGGTTGAGACACGTGCGGTGAACGTGCGCGTGTGACGCTACCGTTTTCTTGGGTAGCCAAGGAGGTAGCCACATGACCCAGCTAATGACACCCACCGATGAGGGTGTACGAGATTTCAGCCGACCTAAGACGATCAAGTTTCGTCTCGATCACGTCGGCGGCCAGCTCGCCGGACAGCCCGAGTACTTCAACGCCGTACCCGCGTTGCCCGCGCTTCACCTGGTGCAGTTTGCCAACGCGATGGAGCAGATGGACGAGAAAGACGCGGGCGAGCAGGCTCACGTCTTCAAAGACATCTACGAGCTGGTGCTCACCGAGGAGTCGGCGGAGCGGTTCATCGCGCGCATGAGTGACAAGAACGACCCAATCTCTCTGCCACAGGCGATGGAGATCGTCGAGTGGATCATGTCGGAGTTTGGCATGCGCCCTACACAGCCGTCCGAAGCCTCGTCGGATCAATCTGCGAGCCCGGGCGATGGCACGAGTTCAACGCCGAGTGCATCCAACGGGGAGTCCGTCCTGCAACCCTCGACGCCAGCGACTTTCTCGACCTCGTCTACGCATACTTCGTAGCGCGACTACCTGAGCCGTCGAAGGAACACGAGAACCCGCGGGAGGAGTTTTTGGACACTCCGTTCGAAGTGCAGTACTGGTCGACTCCGAAGCGTGAACGTGTCGACACGACGCCGCGTGCAGACGGTGCGCCGCCGTGGTGGCACGGCGAAGATGCCGCCAACGCGGAGTTCATGAGGGCCATGGGTCTTACCTTCAACGAGAAGGGTGAGGTCGTCAAGAAGTGAGTGCACCCCTCGGACGCGCGTACGTTGAAATCCTCCCAGACATGCGAGGGTTTGCGACGCGCGTCCGCGCGGGTGTGGACGAGGCGGCCGCGGCGACGCGAACGCAGTCGGAGGAAATGAGTGCGGCGGCGACGAGCACCGCCACCGCAACCGCCGAGGCGTCGGCGGGCATGTTCGCAAGGCTCAAGGAACAGATCAAGGGGGTGGCGGCGTTCGCGCTGCCGGCCATTGGCGCCATTGAGGCGTTTAAGTTTGTGAAGGACTCGGTCGCCGCGGCACGCGAGGAAGAGAAGCAACTTCGTCAGACCGCCGCGGTGATTAAGTCAACCGGTGGTGCGGCACACGTCACCGCGGGCGATGTGGAAGAGCTCGCCAAGGTGCAGAGTGAGCACACCGGCATCACGCAGACGCAGATCCGCGCGTCTGAAAACCTTTTGCTGACCTTCCGCGGCATCCGCAACGAGGTCGGCAAGGGCAACGACATCTTCAATCAGGCGACGCAGGCTGTGTTGGACACCTCCGTCGCGATGAATGAGAGCGCGAAGTCCGCCGCGATCCAGCTGGGTAAGGCGCTGAACGATCCCGTGCTCGGCATGACGGCGCTGCGGCGCATCGGCGTGTCGTTTAGCAAGACGCAGCAGGACATGGTCAAGGGATGGATCGCGCACGGGCAGCAACTGCGCGCGCAGAAGTTTATCCTCGCCGAGATCAATCACGAGTTTGGTCACTCAGCCGAGGCGCAGGCCACCGCGGGCGCGAAGATGTCCGCGTCGTGGGAGGCGTTCAAGGTTGAGATGGGTGACAGGCTGTTGCCGGTCATCGACGCCGTTGAGAACTTCTTCTCTCAAAAGTTACTGCCCGGCATTGAGCACCTGTTCGAGGAGGCGGGTAAGGGTAAGGGTGTACTAGCGACGCTGGGTAACGTCTTCAAGGCTTTGTGGGCGGTGCTGGTTCCGCTGGTACACGAGGTAATCGACCTGGGTCGTCAGGCGTGGCCATACGTGCAACGTGCACTCGCGCAAATTGAGCCACTCTTAGAGAGCACCGCTAAGTTTATCAGGGAACACGGTACCCTGGTGCGAACTCTCACAGTTGCCATCATTGCGTTCTGGGCGGCGTGGAAGGGCTACAAGATCCTGATGGCCGTGCGGGATGCAATCCTCGCCGTCAACGTCGCGATCGACGCCAACCCGATTGCTGCGATCATCTCGCTGATCATCGCACTGGCCGCCGCGCTTGTGTACGCGTACAAGCACAGTAAGACGTTCCGGGACATCGTCAACCAGGTGTGGGATGACGTCAAGGGGTTCTTCATCGCGGCGTGGCACGTCATCAAGGCGGTCATCAACGCGCTCGTCACCGCGTGGCAGTACACGTGGCACGCGTTGCAGGCGGCGTGGCGCAACGTTGGACATCCCATCTTTGAGGTGATCAAGGTCGTCTTTAAGGTGTGGTACGCCATCGTCGGCGGGATCCTCCTGGCGTACATCGCCGCGTGGAAGGGTGTGTGGTTCCTGGCCAAGTGGGCGTGGAACAACATCGGCCACCCAATCTTTGAGATCATCAAGGCGGTCTTCAAGGTTTGGTGGGCGGTCGTCAGCACGATCTTCAAGCTCTACATCGACGCGTGGAAGGCCGTGTGGCACGTCGCCCAGGCCATCTGGAACGCCGTCGGCCGTCCAGTCTTTAACATAGTCACCGGCACCGTGAAGGCGCTGTGGCACGCGTTGCAGCCGATCTTCAAGGCGATCGGCAACGCGTGGTCGGACCTGTGGGATAACATGTCGCACGCGTTTAGCTCGATCTGGAACGGCATCGAGGGCGCGATCATCCACGGCATCAACGCCGTCATTCACGTGATCAACTTCTTCATTCGCGCCATCGACTGGGTGTTGGACAAGCTGCCCGGCAACCTGCACATCAACACTCTGAGCACGTTCTCTCTGGGTGGTGGAGGCGGCGGTGGCGGCGGTGGTGGACACAAGATGGCCTTCGCGGCCGGTGGTATCACGCCTGGCGATAATGATAAGGTGAGGCCGGGATACGTCTTCCCAGGCTACACGCCGGGACGTGACATCTGGAAGGTCCCGTCGTACTGGTTCAGCGGCGGCGAAGGAATCATCCGGCCTGAGGCGGTGCGTGCGCTAGGTGGCGCCGCTGGGTTGAAGAAGTTCAACGAGATGTTCACTGGTCGCGCACTTGGCAACTCCGCCGCGTTTGGCCGGTTCGCCGACACGGGACCACTTAGTCCTGGGCAGATCAACAAGGGACTGAAGGGAACGACGCACGAGTTCGGCGGCACTGGCGTCGGGTTTGGGTTCGGCGCGCTGCTGTCTGACATCGGCAAGCCCTTCAAGGAAGTTGTTAGCTTAATTCGTAAAGGCACGGCGTGGGTGTTGGGCAAGGCGCTCACCGCTGCGGAGTTCCCCTTCAAGGAGGCGGTGTATCACCTGCCCAGTGGAATCTTGCGCGACGTGGGTGTCGGCGGATTCAACTGGGTGGATCACGGCATCCGTGCGCTGATCGCGAAGATCGGCGGCGAGGCACGTAAGAAGGCTGCGGCGGCGCGGCGCGTCGGCAGCATCCCGGCGGGTGAGCATCTCGCGCTGATCAAGCACGCACTTTCGTTGGCGGGTGCGCCAGTCGACGCGGCGGACATCGCCGACGTCAACACGATCATCAACTACGAGTCGGGTTGGGACCCGAACGCGATCAACCGCAGCGACTCCAACTTCGCGGCGGGTGACCCGTCGCGTGGTCTCATGCAGACGATCATGACGACGTTCGAGGCGTACCGTCTGCGCAACCTCTCGAACAACATCTACGACCCACTGTCCAACATCGTCGCGGGAATCCGCTACGCGATCTCCACCTACGGCAACCTCGGCAACGTCCCCGGCATCGTCTCACTGGCGCGTGGTGGCGGGTACGTCGGCTACGAGACGGGAACGTTGAACGTGCCGCGCGATCAGACGGCGCGCGTGCACAAGGGTGAGATGATCCTGCCTAAGAAGCTCGCCGACATCATCCGTCGAATCTTGCGTCATCAAGATCACGGCGGCGCATGGCACGGAGGTGACTTCGTTCGTGGCGCGCAGATGGCCGATCTTGAAAAGATTCTTCATCGGATGCGACACCCGCACCACGCCGCGCGACAATTCACCACCGCTAAGGGCGCGATAAAGCAGGTCGAGGAGGAGTGGAAGTCGATCAACAAGACGATGGACGACTTCCAGAAGAAGGGTGTTAAGTCCGTCAAGGACGTGCGGCAGGCGTTCCGTGAGCTCAACAAGGAGGCGGAGATTCACCACTTCGCGCTACGTGAACTCGAGCATCGCGAAGAGCGCATGATTCACTTGATTCAAAAGCGAAACGACCTGACGCATCAGATCTCCAAGACTCAGGCTGACCTCAACAACCTCACCAAGTCGTACAAGGACGAGGTAAACTCGATCCACGGCAACATTCTCGGCACGTTTGACATCACCAGCGCCGGTGCGGGTATGACGGACACGCGAGGCAACCCGGCCAAGATCAGCGCAAAGACGATCTTAGTGCAGCTGGGTGCCACCATTGCGAACGCGAAGATGTTCGCACGCCTGCTGAAGAAGGTTGCTAAGGAAGGCTTGAACCGCATCCTCGTCGGCCAGCTCGCCGCCGCTGGTCCCGCCGCGATGGCACAGCTGCAGGCGCTGGCCGATGCGACGCCTAAGCAGATCAGCATGATCAACTCTGACTACCGCACCCTTGGCAACTACGGCACGGCGGCGGGCGTCACTGCCGGCCACGACCTCTTTCACGAACGTCTCGCGCGTGATCGTCACCGTCTTCACCGTGAGGAACGTAGGCTACGTATCGACGAGCATCAACTTGCACGTGCCGTCGCCGAGGCGTTCAAGGGACTTGAGATCTCGTTCGACGCGGACGGGCAGGCGCACATCGTGACCAAGCATCAGTCCACACATCACCGTAAGGGAGTGCGGCGATGAGCACGATCCACACTGTACGACCGACAAGCGTCAACTTCCGCAGCCCCGGAACGACATGGTTTGAGGAACCGGCAGGGTCGGTCAACAACAACACCGATCTAAAGAATGCAGTCAGTGATAACTCTGACAGCACGTGGATCGACGAGGAAGCTGACGGGGCGTCTGGCGTATTGAACTTCCTCTGCACCAACCCCGCGTCGTTCAACGCCGCCACCCAGCGCATCTACAGCGTGCTCTCACGCATCCGCAACGCGCGTGACGCCACGGGTCCTGCCACCCAGGCTACCCAACTCAACTTCAACCGTGTGTCGGGTAGTTCAAGTACGACCATTGGGTTCTGGACGAGTAAGCGCACCACCACCGCCATCACGACGTTCAGTGGACCGAAGGTGCTTACCTCCAGCTACGGCAAGGAGTGGGTGTCCAGCGACGTCACAAACAACCTTTGCCTCGTCGTCGACTCCAACGACGTCACTAATCAGGGCAACAACTTCTTTGCCAATCAACGCATCTACGAGCTTTACGCCGACATCGACATTCACACGCAACCGATCGTGTCGGGCGTTGCGGCGAGCAACTTTACGAACAACTCGACGCCGACGATCTCATATGTTTACTCGGACCCCGACAACGTTGACACGATGGTGGCATACGTTGTGCGCGTGTTCGACGCGGCGACCATCGCGGGATCGGGCTTCAACCCTGACACGAGTACACCCATCTGGGACTCGGGTTTCATTGCCAACGACAACCTATCCGTCGTGACTGGTCCGCTGCAGAACGGCGTCACCTACACCGCGTACGTGCGCGTGGCTAAGACGTTTCCACTTAACACGTCGCAGCAGTCGTCCGCGTGGGTGAACACGCACT